AAGCAGGTAGGTTTAGGAGTAATTCTCATACTATTGAAGAATTTGCAAAATCATTGTATATTTTATCATTCGATTTATTTTTCTCAGAAAATGTAAAACTAATTATAGAATGGAATATGTTTGGTGGTGAATTAATAAAAAGAATGGAAACTGTATTTCCTCAAAGAAATGAATTTGATGAAGAATCAATCGTTAAATTTAAACACAGAGTAGATGCTAAGATAAAACAGTTTGGCCTTAAAGTAAAGAAAGACAATAAACCAATTTTTTGTCAAAATTTTAAAAAATACATTTCTCAAAACAAAATTCAAATATTTGATAAAGAAACTGTAAAAGAATCTTCTACTTTTGGAAAGCTACCTAATGGTTCATATGCAGGGCAATTAGGTAATGATGATTTAATTATGACTTGTATAAACAGTTCAGAGTTCTTCACTACTTTAGATTTCTCTGATTTTGTTGAGGAGATTTATGATGTAATAGATCCAGGCATACAAATTAAAATCGAAGAAATTCTAGAAAAAGATTCAAAGGGTGGGAATCTAAATTTTGATATCTATGACTTAGTATAAAAAGTAGATACTTAGTAGATATATAAAAAAACTAATAAACAAAAAAAATATAATACAAGATGGCACTAGATCCAAAAATCGCTTCTCTTAAAGCTGCAGGTACATATCGTTTCGAATTTGACAAAAGTCAAGTAGTAAGTATTCCCGCAAACCAAACACGACTTATAGTCGGTTTCTCTAGGACAGGCCCGTTTAATACTCCTGTCTTTATTCCAGATACAGCTTTTTTTAAGCAAGTATATGGTGATATAGACAGAACCTTAGAAAGAAAAGATTCTTTTTTCCACAGAAGCTGCTTGACAGCATTGGAAAGAGGACCAATTCTTGCACTAAATTTACTTACATTAACTTCAACTGATTTAGTATATGCTAATAGGTTTGCAACATCAGCTACACCAGATGCTCAGCGTAACTTAGGATATGCTGCTAGCACAGATGGTTATGAATTTAGTAAGTTTTATAATACAGACAAATTTTGGTATCCAGATACTAATTCATTTTTAATTGCAATGGGCGCTAATACTAGCGTATTGAATTCTGCTAGTGTAAATGATTTCTTTGATATTGTTAATTTAGGACAAAATCCTATATCTGTAATTGCAAAAAAATCTGCACCTGGAAATGTTTTACCTTACCAAGTAACAGTTGAAGAATGGTATGGTTCTGCTAATGTACCAGGATTTTTAGATAAAGATAGTTTAATATCTGACTTCTTCGTTGACGTCTTTGTGATAGACGGTAACTTTGGTGGTAAATTTGAAGATATAGAACCTTATAAAAGATTCGAATCAGATCCAACATTCCAACAATATTTTAATGCAACAGAAGGATTACAAAGAAGAGTATTAGATGCCGATGCTACTGATACAAAAATCGCACAATTTTTTAATGAACCGGAAGTAAACTTAGTTGCAACTTATACTGCATGTTTAATTCCTGATTTTGTAGATCTATTAGGTAATAACCTTTTTGTTGAAAAAGTTATTAATGCTGATACTGCATCTACTGGATTATTCTGTACTGTAAATGAAGATTTATTTAGTGGAGATATACTTATCGATGGTGTTTCTGGTGGAATTGATCTAGTAGGACATAATCTTGAATACGCTCAAACCACTAGTAGTCAAACTGATATTAATATGTTATCATATAGTGGAACAATTGTTTCTGACTTGGCTTATGGTAGACAAGTAGAAGCTGGAACTGTAGCTGCTGTTACAACTAGTACTATGACAACATCAGTAATATCTGGTGGAACCGACGTACAAATAGTAGCAACAAATGCAAATGCTGCTAAAGATGCAATATTTACTGCAATGAAAGCAATGACAGCAAATACTGCTACAACAGTAGGATCATTTATACAAGGAACAGTAGGAACTACGGTATTTTGGGTTCCAGTTACTTTAGTTACACCAGCTGCCGCAGGTGGTAATATTACAAGTATACAAGTTTCTGCAGTTGGAGGTATAACACCTGCAATAATGCTTAAAGCATCATATACATTTGTAAATGAATCTGCAATTGACTTTATAGCTGATGAATTTCCATTATCAAACGCAACAGCTGGTATTATAGGTGGATACGGATCTACTGCATTAGCTGCATTTGCTTTAGGAACTTTAACTGATGGAGATGAAGCAGTTTACAATGTAGGTGGAATTCAACAAACATCATTCTTAAGATTTGTTTCTACAACATATGGTTTTATTCCAAATGCTGCTCCAACAGGAACACCAGCAGGAACACCTTATGCAATATCTGATTCAGCTTATTTCCCATCTGCCGTAAGAATAATACCTTATCAAGATGCTGATTTTACAGTTTTACAAGATCATGCTAATTTTACTTTAGATGGCACAGGATTATTCCTAACATCTAAGGCAGTTGCAGTAGCAGCAAATACTTTAAACGTACAAACATTAAAAGGATCAAATAATTTAACAATAGCTATTTTAGGTGATAATGCTTCAGAAGCTGGTATACTACCTAATCAAGTTGTAATAGATTCAACAAATCCTCAAATTGCAAAAGTAATCGTAGGAAATTACTTAGTACATTCTGAAGGTAGCTCAACGGCGCCATCAAGATTAACAAGAATTAATTCTGTAAGAACAGCAACTCCTGCTGAGTTTCCATTATCAATTCCTGCAAATGGATCTGGTGTATTAGTAACAACTCAATCAGAAATTGATACTAACAAGCCAGTAGGTCAAGCTACAACATTCGTAGAACTATATAGACCAATTGACAGATGGATAGATTTTTTAAATATCTTTGAATTACCTGGATATGCATATCCATTAACTAAATTACCAAATGGTACTAATTCAAGACAAAATGAAATATTAAGTCCAATTTTATTAGGTACACAATTAGCTAATGCCTTAACTGATAGAGAAACTATTAACTTCCGTTATTTAGTAGATACTTTTGGAAATGGTATAGAGGCAAATTGTAAATCTATATTTACTAAATTATGTGGAGCAAGGAAAAATGCATTTGCAATTGTTAATGCACCATCAGCGAAAGATTTTAGAACTAATATAGATCCAACGTTTACAACAATAACTGGCCAACTATCTTCTAAGTTTATTGCAGAAGGTGGAGATCTTAGTAAAAACCCAACGATTAGATATTCATTACCATCAGCAACGAGCGATGGTTCTTATGGTGGATATTATTATCCATTTGTAACAGTTAGAGATTTAGGTAAGAATATAAATGTACCTCCTGCTGCAAACGTATCTAATAATTTTATACTTAAATATGAAAACGCATTACCTTGGTCAATCGTGGCTGGTGTAAGACGTGGAGTTATTGGTGGAAATGGGGTTGTAGGTTTAGAAATAAATCTTGATACAACTGATCGTAACTTTTTGGAACCATTCGGATTAAATCCAATTGTATTCCAAAGTGGAACAGGACCAACTATATTTGCAAATAAAACCGCACAACAGGTTCCAAAATCTGCTTTAAGTTCTATTAACGTTAGAGAGGTTGTAATTTATATTCAAGATGGTATAGATGCAATTCTTAAAAACTACTTATTTGAATTTAATACAGCTCAAACAAGATTAGAAATAAAAACATTAGCTGATAATTTCTTATCAACTGTTCAAAATGATGATGGGGTTTTTGATTATAGAAATATAATGGATGAAACTAATAATACACCAGAAGTTATTGATCAGAATGTAGGTATCCTAGATACATATATTGAACCAGTAAGAGGAATGGAAATTCTTGTACAAAGAACAACTATTCTAAGAACCGGTGCAATTAGTACAGGAAACTTCCAATAAGAGGTTAGCTAAGACGAATATATAAAAAAACAAAATAAATTATGCCGTTACCACATTATACCCAGTCAAGGGCCAGTAGCCAAAGGTACGAACCAGTTCAACCTAACCTTTTTGAGGTGACTATATTTTCTCCATTAGGGGATGATACTGGTCTTATCTTAGAACAGGTAAATTCAATTGGAGGTTTAAATAACTTAAATCCATCAATTGATGCAATTGGACAAAAGTACAAATTTGCAGATAGATCATTTGCAAGTATGCCAGGTCAAACATTTGTTGATCTAGCTCTTAACTTCAGTCTTAACTTGAATGAAGCTAATGAAAACTACATCTATAATACATTCCGTAATTGGACTAATATAATCTATGATCCATTAACTGGTGAAATGGGATTAAAGAAAGATTACGTAGGAAGTATGATTGTTGTTCAATATAACCGAGCAGGTGATATCTTCAGAAAGATTACATTTAAAGATGTATTCCCAACTGGTCAGATGGATTTTGTGGATGAACTAAATTATACTACTCCAGACGCAGTTGATTTAACAATGACTTATCGTTGTGATCATTGGGTTGAAGAGAACGTAGGATCGTAATATAAATTAATTTAACATAAACTGGGATTGTTTTATAGCTATCCCAGTTTTTTTACCTTCTTCTCAATATATAATATAAATTATATAATATAGAAACATGATTATCTATAAATTACAACAAGAAAAAACAAACAAGGTTTATGTAGGTTATTCAGTAAATGATAACCCAAACAACTTTGGCACAGGAAAATACATTAAACGAGCAGTAAAGGATTTTGGAACTAAAGCATTTAAGCGAGAAGTTATGGAAGTCTTTAAAGCTGATGAATCGTTAAGTGATGTTTTAAAAAGAGTAGAGTATTGGATTAATAAATTTAAATCTGATAATCCTAAATATGGTTTTAATGAAACTGTACAGGAACTTATTCCACAAAAGAAAAGATTAACTAAAAAATTGCAAGTATTATTAACTCCTAGTGATGAAGATAGTCTTAATGCAATTATTATACAAAAATCAATGGAAAACAGAATTAAACCTGTTGCCATTTCAAGATACGTTAGACAATTAATTGTAGAGCATATAGTTGAAGAAACAACCACAGAGAAAAAATTAATAAAAAATAACTAAATAATGTCAAACGAGCACGAAGAAAATATTAAGAAGGAATTTGCAGCAGCCGAAGGTATACCAGTAGAAGCTACAGAAACTCCTAGAGATGTAGTTACAGGTTTAGGAAAGGTTGATGTTGCTAGACAAATGAATAAAGTTACTAATGATGATCCTGAAGTTCAGCGATTAAATGCAATGATAGGCTATACTCGTTTGGATCTTAACAGCTTTCCATCAAAAGGTAAATTTTATAGAGAAGATTTTGAAATTCATATTAGACCTGCAAAGGTTGCTGAGGTTAGAAACTTTTCTACTATTGATGAAAATAACCTAAAGGAAGTAGATGAAGGTTTAAATAACATTGTAGTAGCATGTTCTAAAGTAACGTATGGTACACAGAGAGGATCTTATAAAGATATTCTTGAAGAAGATAGAATTTATTTAATACTATCAATTAGAGAATTAACTTTCAAAACTGGTGAGCAAACATTAATGATGCCTATAAGTAGAAAATCATGCAAGACTTCTAGTTGTAACTCTCAAGAATCTGTAGAATTAAGAACAGATAATTTACAGTTTAATTCTGTTGTAGAGAGATTTGAAAAATACTATGATGATGCTGATAAATGTTATTCAGTCGCAACAAAAAATTATGGTATTATTAAAATGGCCCCACCTACAATAGGTGTAATGAGGGCTATAACTGATTATATCAGAGATAGAGAAGAGAAAAACCAAAGCTGGGATAAATCTACTCTAGCTATCTTACCTTATCTACAGAGAGAATGGAGAGGTTGGAATGAAAAGGATATATTCTCTAAGATTACATCTTTTCAAGGCTGGGATGCTACAAAATATACAATTGTCTACAGGTTAGCTGAAGATATGAAAGTCGGTGTTAAACCGGAGATGGTATTTCCATGTAAAAGCTGCAGTGAGGAGGTCACTGTTCCTCTAACGTTTCCCGGCGGTATCAAGGCTTTGTTCCTTATTCCAGATATCTCTACTGAACTTCTTTAAAGTTAGAGTATTATTATTAGAAAAGTTGCATCTCCAACCTTCAGAGTTGGATTTGCTTCCTTTCTATGAATATGAGTACACATTAGAAATCTATAATGACTTATTGAAAGAGCGCAATAAGCAAGAGCAACAAAATACTAAAGACACCAACGATAAATACAATATGGATGGGATGGCTAGTAAATTTAAAACCCCTACAATGCCAAAAATCTCCATGCCTAAATTTTAAAAATAAAATCTAAATGGCTGTTGTAACTTTAAAAGACTTAATGGATCCTTTAACTAAGATCCAGGCTGCGACAGAATCCACTGCAGCATCAATAGACGCGCTAACTGTTGCTGTTGGTACTACTGGCCAATCATCTGGTGGTGCAGTACAAGAGCAAATTCTAAAAGAATTAAAAATACAAACCAAGTTAATGGAACAGCAAAAAGGCGGTGGTCTTGCTGGATTAATGGGTGGTGGTAAAGGTAAAGGAACTGGCGGAATGGCTGCTGGTGGTAATGCATTTAAAATGTTAGGTGCTGGTACTGCAGCTATGGCTAAAGGTTTATTAATATTTACGTTAGTCCCTACAAAGACTATTAATAAATTTAATGACTTTGTAAGAACCCAAATAGAAATGTGGTCTAAGTCTGATCCAAAGAAAATGGATAAAGGTGCAAAGGCAATGATGGCTATGGGTAATTCTATACTTAACTTTTCTAAAGCATTAGCACTATCAGCTCTTTTATTAATACCTGCAGCAATAGGTCTTCCGTTATTATACATAGCAGTTGCTCTAATAACACCTTTATTTTTAATATTAGGAATGGCAGAAAAGCCAATAGCGAAAGGTGCGAAGTCATTAGATAATATAGGTGATGCTTTAAAATCATTTGCAGTAGGCTTAGCTGTGTTTGCATTAACTACATTCTTTATTTTAATGCAGCCTGCTATATTATTAGGAATGGTTGCCACGTTAGTTTTAATAGGTGGTGCTGTTGCTATATTAGGATTATTTGATAAACAGATAAAAAAGGGTTCCATGGCTTTGGCATTCATGGGAGTAGGTTTATTAGTGTTTGGTTTAGGGTATGCTCTATTTGCATTTGCCGTTGCTAGCACTGCACCAACACTTGAAGGTATAGCTATACAAGCAGGGGTATTAGTAGGTATTGGTGTTGTAACTGCTTTACTAGGTTCTCTATTCGGTTTAATTATTCAAGGGGCGGCTTCATTAGCTTCTATGGGTATAGGTTTATTAGTATTTGGTTTAGGTTATATACCATTTGCACATGCAACTAAAGATGTTACATTAGAAGATATTGGGATACAATCTGCATTATTAACAGCAATGGGATTATTGTTTGCTGCTGCCGGTTTTGGCGCAGTAGCTATTATACCAGGTGCCGCTGCATTTGCCGCTATAGGTGTTGCATTATTGGCGCTTGCCCCAGGATTGGTAGCAATTAAAAAGGTTGACTTTACTGAAGATGATGCTCTTAAATTAACAACAACATTAGCTGGTGTAAAAGCAGCATTTATAGGACCGCCTAGTGGGGGTGGTGTTGGTGGATTCTTTAGTTCTATTGGTGGAGCTTTAACTGGAGCAGTTGATTCTGTTAAAATGATAGCAGCTGCTGCAGGATTTGGTGCAGCAGGATTATCATTAATAGTATTATCAAAAGGTTTAAAAGCATACCAAAAATTAAGTTGGACTTCTGATCAAAGTTTACAATTAGCAACAGTATTATCAGGAATCAGTACAGCATTTGCTCAAGCAGGTGGTGAAGCTGCAACACCAACAGGTATATTTGGAAAAGTATTTGGAAACGCATTTAGTCCTAATGCCACTAAGAAAGGTATTAGTTCTGTAATGGATGCAGGTAAAGCCTTAACTAATATAGCAGGAGGTTTAACTGAATTTCAAAAATTAGTAGATAGTAAAGTAGACTTTGTCGTATTAGGAGATGCTATAGCTAAAACAGTTGGATTTATACAAAGAGCATTTGCTGCGGTTGCTGAAGAGGGTAATGTTGAGGCAGGTGGATTCTTTGGATCTTTATTTGGAATTAAAAAGAATAAGGTAGCTGAAGGTTTAGAATCAGTACAAGGGTCAGGTAAAGCTTTAAAAGATATTGCAATTGGTTTAACTGAATTTCAAAAATTAGTTGACTCTAAGGTAGATTTTGATGTAGTTGGTGCTGCTATATCTAAATCAATTGGTTTTGTGCAAGAAGCATTCTCTGCTGTTGCATCTGAAGGTAATGTAGCAGCTGGTGGTTTCTTTGGATCCTTATTTGGAATTAAAAAGAATAAAGTACAAGAAGGTATACAATCAGTACAAGGTGCTGGTGATGAATTAAGTAAAATAGCTACAGCACTATCTACATTTTCAGGTATTGAAAATCCTACAGCAATTGCTGAAAAAATTAAAGTGACATTAGGATTAGTAGGACAAGCATTTGCTTCTATTGGTGGTATGGAAGAAACTGATACTGGATTGTTTGGAATATCATGGGATGAAAATAAAGTACAAAAAGGTATTGAAGCTGTTGACGGTGCAGGTGCAGCATTAACTGATATTGCAAAAGGTCTTAAGGCTTTTAGTGGTGATTTTGAACCAGAAGCTGTTTCTACATCAGTAGGTAAATTATTAACTTCTATAGGAACTGCCTTTAGTGATCTTTATACAGCTAATCCTGAAATGTCTGAAGAGTTAGATGATTTTAAATCATTTATTGTAACCTTAGGAGATGTTGCAGAAAAAGGTCAATTAGAAAAGGCGGCTGATGGAATTTCAAAAATTGCAGATTCTATTAATAAAATTGATATCGATAAAACAGTAGCCTTTGGTGATCTATTTAAATCTGGTTCTGAGTTACCTAGAAGAAGAGATGGATATGTAGCTTTAGCAAAAGCAGTTGAAGAAATTAGAGATATAATGTCTGAAAGCTCTGGTGGTGGAGGTGGTATTGGAGGATTAATAGGTCGAGGTGTAGATGCATTAACAGGTAATACCCCAAAACCTAGATCTAATGATTCAATGAAATCCGACTTTAGAAAATTAAATACTACATTAATAGCATTGAATTCTACAATGAAACAATTACCGGTAAGTATAACTACTGGTATTTCCAACTTAAGTGATGACTAATATTAATTAATAAACAAATAAATATGAATACCAAATACACTGCTACTTTTAAAATGGATAAAGGAGATATTACTTTTCGTCTTTATGATGAAACTCCAATAAACACTGGAAATTTTATTATTAAAGCAGAAGCCGGTAATTATGATGGCCAAAGTTTTGATAGGGTTATACCAGGCTTCATGGTGCAGTTAGGACCAAAGGAACAAGAAGGTGGTCATCCATACTTATATGATGAATTAGAAACACCTCGAAGAAAAAAGAATAATAATTTTCATGCTTATGGCGTTTTAAGTGCTGCTAATACTGGATCACCACATACTTCAATGGGTGCATTCTTTATTTGTTTAAGTAGAAGAGGAACTCAACATTTAGATCCAGGTCATACAACATTTGGTCATGTTATTGATGGAATGGAATTAATTGAGCAGATTGCAGAAGGCGATACTGTTAATAATATAATTATTTCACTTACTTAACAATTTCTTAAAACTAACTTTAACTTTAGCTATATAAATTATATAACAGTTAAGGTAAAAAAGTATAGTATGAAGAAAAATATAGTTTGGTTTGATTTAGAAACCACAGGAATAAGTACATCATCAGATCGTATCATAGAGATATGCATGATTAAAACCGACTTTGACGGTAATGAGATTGAGACTTATAATCAATTAGTAAACCCAGGTAATGTAGAGATGAGAGCCGAAGCTGAAGAAAAGCATGGCATTTCTCTAGAGATGTTAAAGGATAAACCTACCTTTGAAATGATAGCATCTGAAATAAACGATTTTATTGGTGATTGCGACTTAGGAGGGTATAATGCCTTATTCTTTGATGTACCATTTTTATGTGAGGAATTCATGAGATGTGGTATAGCATTTAACCATAGAGGTCGAGCAGTAATGGATCCTTTCCTTATTTATAGTAATTATGAAAAGAGAGATTTAACTAGTACTTATAAAAAATATACTGGTAAAGATTTAGAAGGTGCACATAGAGCTGAGGCTGATGTTAGAGCTACAATGGAAATATTTCAAAAACAAAGAGAAGTATACCAAATGGCTGATACTGCAGAAGAAATAGATAAGGAGGTAAATACTCGTAGAGCTGATCAAGTTGATTTAGGTGGTAAATTAAAATTTGCTGATGTAGATGGTAAAAGAACTATTATATTTAATTTTGGCAAGCATAAAGGAAAACCTTTTAGAGAAATATTTGAAAATGATTTTAACTATCTTTCATGGATAATTGAAAAAGGTGAATTTTCTAAAGAGCTTAAGATTATATTAACTAAATTAATTGCTAAGTTTAAAGCTGAAGAAAATAAAAATATAGAAATGCCATATTAATCTTTCAGAAATAGAAAAGATTTGTTATTATTATAATATACTAAACACAAAGATAAGATGAATAGATTAGAAAATGCCAGCCTAGCAACGGATTTAGGATTTCATAACCATGCATTTGAAGCAGCAATAGAAGATATAGAAAAAGTATGTGGCGCAGTAATGTACACTGATTCTGATATTACTGAAAGGACTCAAAATGAATGGGAGATGCAAACTGAAGATGGTACTCCTTTTACTATTTATGATTTTAAAGAATATCGTGAATATGATAAAGTTGAAAAGGTTACATGGCATATAGGCTCAGGTAATAGATTTGGATCAAAGAAAGGATATGATGAATTAAAAAGAGCATTCCATTTGCATCCAAAGATTGAGTATAATATATAAAGATTATAATTACGTTCTTTGATTTATTGGGGGTGACCGGTTTTTGACAATTAGATTGAGATAAAAACTACAGTACTGGGTGATGACCTCCATCAATCTTAGCCGACAACGCTGAGTTAGCAATGGCTGCCTAAGTAGGTAAGTAGTGCTCATCATATTATTAGTATGCTTGTAAATAATCGAGATGTAAAAGGAAGCAAGATGTGGTTTAGCAATGTACCCGTTAAACATTGCAACCAATAGAGCCTTTATGATTTTGTGGCCATGGAACATCAAAATCTGATTTTGGAAGTTTAAAGAAACTTATCCTAAGCTGTAAGAAATGTTTTTAAGGATACTTATTGGACGTGGGTTCGAATCCCACCACCTCCACAATGCGAAAGTAGCTCAGTCGGTAGAGCATCAGTTTACCAAGCTGAGGGTCGCGGGTTCGAATCCCGTCTTTCGCTCAATATTATTAAAAGGGGAATTAGCTCAGCTGGCTAGAGCGCCTGCCTTGCACGCAGGAGGTCATCGGTTCGACTCCGATATTCTCCACAACAATTAAAATTAAATATATAGATTATGAAGAAGTTTTTAAGTACATGGTATCCAATCATCATAGCATTCACAGCAATGTTATATTCAATTGGATTAGGATTATTTGGATTAACAGAAGAAGCCCAATACTCAGCTCATTGGTCAGGAACAATTTTACTATTTGCTATAGCAATCAGACAAAGACGAGGTAGATGAATATAGCAATGTTTATAGTAGGGGCATCAATATTTAGTGTTTATGTTGTTTTGCTAGTTTGGAATATTTTTTATAGTAACAAAAAACAAAGAGAAGAAAATTATCCAGGTTACTATGCTAGGCATGGACAACCAGAACAAGACAATTTAGAAGTACGTAAACAACCGAAACAAGACAATTTAGAAGTACAATTAATGAATGCTAAAATTAATTCAACATCCCCATATAATGATGGATGGACGCAAGAAGGATATAAGGAGCAAGTAACTCATTTAGAGAAGAAAATAAAATCAGTTAAATAAGTAATGACAACAAATCAACAATCAAATAACGGAAACGAGCAATTAAATACTGCAAGGAATTCGTTTAATAGTAAAGTATCTAAGTATAGAATACTAGGCGGTACTAAAAAGGTACTATGGGATAATGCAAGAAGAAACAGATCAATATGAAAAAAGATTATGAATATGTAATCCAAGTAATAAGAAACGATAATAATAAACTAATACATTATCCTGCTGTTAGAAACTTAATAGACCTTTGGGTAACTAAGTGGAATGGATCTACTGAATATAGTAAAAATATATTTGATGTTTATTTGCATTCTCTTAATATTAATCTCAAAAGATCATTCAGGTAAACAAAATTTAATTTTGACCATATAAAAATAAAAATACATGGCAGTAAGCATTGAAAAGAAATACCAAAAATTAACAGACACAGAACATGTATTGTTAAGACCTGGTATGTATGTTGGATCTATTAAGCCACATACCGAAGAAGTATTTTTACCTATGAAAGGTAAAGATCAATTTCAACTTACTGAAGTAACTTATAATCCTGGATTCCTAAAACTGTTTGATGAAATAGTTTCTAACTCTGTTGATGAACATAAAAGAAATACTAAGCTGAATAAAGTTAAGGTAGATATAGATATGTCTACTGGTTTAATTTCTATATGGGATAATGGAGGTATACCTGTAAAGATTCATAAAGAGTATGATGAGTGGGTACCAGAAATGATATTTTCTAATTTAAAGGCAGGTAGTAATTTTGATGATACTGAAGATAGGGTTGTTGTTGGAACAAATGGTGTAGGTAGTACATTAACAAATATATTTAGTAAAGAATTTATAATTGAAACTTGTGATGGTCAAAAACACTTTGCACAAACCTTTAAAAATAATATGTCTGAAAGGACTAAGGCTAAAATCACCAAAAAGAAAACTGCATATACAAAAATAACATATCTTACTGATTTTAAAAGATTTGGTTTAAATGGTATTAATAAGAATCATTATTTAATGATAACTAAAAGACTTATTGATATTGCTGCATGTAACCCAACTCTTAAAATATTTTTAAATGATAAACCGATTGCCTTTAAAACTTTTAAAGATTATGCAAATCGTTATGTAACTCCAATATTTTATGATCAATCAGAACATTGGAAAATTGGAATTGGTCATTCAAAAACTGGCTTTAAAGCAATATCATTTGTTAATTCTGTTGAAACTAAAGATGGCGGTACTCATGTTAATAATATAGACTGGCAAATTACATCTTATCTTAGAGACAAGATTAAAAGAAAATACCGTGTAGATGTAAAACCTTCTGAATTAAGACAACATTTATATTTGTTTATAAATTGTACTGTTATTAATCCATCATTCTCTTCTCAAACTAAAGAAAAATTAATAACTCCTCCAAAGGATTTTGGTACAAGTCATGTATTAAGTGAAAAAGTCTTAAGACAGGTTTTAAATTCTGAAATTATAGAATCCGTTTTAGATTGGATTAATAGAAAACAAGAAGCTGATGAAAGAGCAAAGCTTAGAAAATTAAATAAAGGTTTAGATAAAACTAAAGTTCTTAAATTAATAGATGCAAAGAAAAGAGGTGATAGAGCAAAATGTACACTTGCAATATTTGAAGGTGATTCTGCATCATCAGCATTTAGAAGATACAGAGAACCACAATACCAAGGAGCATTTCCACTAAGAGGTAAGTTTATTAATGTTAGAGAATTACCAGCATCTAAGGTTGTACAGAATAAAGAGGTACAATCAATGATGGCTGCTATGGGTTTAAAGATCGGTCATGAACCTAAAGATCTAAGGTATGGTAAAATACTTTTATATACGGATGCAGATGTAGACGGTAACTCCATTGCGGCATTACTAATTAATTTCTTAGGTAAATATTGGCCAGAATTATTTAGTGAAGGTAGGATTCTTAAAGTAGAAACACCTCTTATGGTTGCAAAGAAAGGTAAAGAATCATTAAACTTTTATTCTGATGATGATTATAAGGTATGGGAATCTAAACAAAGAAATCTTAATAGCTGGTCAATAGAATACAAAAAAGGTTTAGCCGCACTAGAAGATGCAGAATATAAGGAGATCATTAGAAGCCCGAGAACATTCACGCTTACAAAGGACAACGGATTTAACAATACTTTAGATATATGGTTCTCGAAAGATTCTAATCCTCGTAAAGGCAAGATATTAGGCGAAGAAATAATAATTAAAAACAATAAATCATTATTTTAGATGAAGAGCAATAGAACAGTAACATCCTTTTTTGATAAAGAATACTTAGAGTATGCAAGATACGTTGTAGAGAACAGGGCTATACCAAGTTGTATAGACGGTCTTAAACCTACACAGAGAAAAGTTGTTTATATTGCAAATAAGATATGGAAAACTGGTAATGAAAAACCAATGAAGCTTTTTCAACTTGCAGGTAGGGTAGCAGCTGAGGCATTTTATCATCATGGTAATACTTCACTAGAATCTTCAATGGTTGGAATGGCACAGAAGTTTAAAAATTCATTACCATTATTAGAAGGTGTAGGTCAGTTTGGTTCTTTAAGAAGCCCAGCAGCAGGTGCACCGCGTTATATAAGTGCAAAGTTACATCCTAATTTTAGATTATTATATCAAGATTTTGATTTATTAGAAAACAAAATAGAAGAAGGAGAAAAAATTGAACCAGCATTCTTTTTACCAATTGTACCAACTGTTATATTAAATGGAACATCTGGTATTGCTGTTGGTTTTGCTACTAATATTTTAAATAGAAACCCTAAAGATGTAGTAGATGCATGTATTGCCACTCTAAATAATAAAAGAATGAAAGTATTAGCACCTTGGATACATGAATTTAAAGGTACTTTTACTAGAGATTTAGAAAATCCTAAAACTTGGAAAATAAAAGGAGAGTATAAAATTATTAATACAACAACAGTAAAGATAACTGCAATACCTCCAAATTATACTTATGAAAGATATGAAGAGATTTTAAATCTTTTAATGGAAAAGGGTGTAATCACAAGCTATGATGATAATTCTTCTGAAACGATTGAGTACATATTAAAATTCAGAAGGTCAATATTAAATGACTTAGTTTCAAAAGGTAAGTTAGATAATGCACTTAGGTTAAACACACAAGAAACTGAAAATTTAACAACGATAGATGAAAATGGTGAATTAAAGATTTTTAATAAAGCCGAAGATATTGTAAAACATTTTGTTGGTGTAAGGTTATCATGGTATCAAACACGAAAAGATTATTTAATTGATAAAACAGAAAAGCAATTATCATTAGTAACAAATAAAGCAAGGTTCATTAAAGATATTATTGACAATAAATTAAAAATTAATAATGTACTTAAAGAAAAGATTGTAACTTATTTAAAAACTAATGCATATGATACTGTTCATGGTTCATATGATTATCTTTTATCAATGGCTATTCATTCTTTAACAAAGGAAAGATATGAAAAATTGTTATTAGAAAAAGAAGAGTGTATTATTGCACTCAAGATGTTAAAGGCAACTGATCCTAAGACAATGTACTTAGAAGATCTTAAAAAATTAAAGTTATCAATTAAGTAAACTTTTTTTAAAAACAACATATAAATATAAATCAATAACTATGGAGACTTACCAATTTTTAGTAAATGACGATAAAAGAATAGCATGCTCAGCAAATAGCGAAACAGATGCATGGTCATGGCTAGCAAAGACCAAGAACCTCACAGTAGATCAAGTAAAAAAACTTTATAAAATTAAATTAAAATAAAATAAAAATGATACAAGAACAATCATCAACAGTTGATTCATCAATGATTAACAAATACGTTTATAACTTTGCCACTAAATCTCTTAAGGTTGAATTTACAGGTGGAGCATTATATGAATATTCTAATGTAGAACCTGAGTTATATGATAACTTATGTAAAGCAGAATCTATTGGTAAATTCTTTAACGAACAAATTAAAAATAATTTTGAACATACACAATTAATAACAGACTAATATGAATAAAAATATAATTTACGAAGCGCTTAAGGCACAATTCGAGGCACAGAGGCAACTTGCATTAGCAACATTAACAATCTATATGACTAATCCTGTAGGTATAGGAGAACATCCTCAGCATATTGAAGAAATGCAAACATTAACTAGATCATTAGCAGAGGCTGACGATTGTTTAGAAACATTAAAAAGAAATTTTGAAATAGCAGAAGCAGGAGCGGATGAATAAAATCATATTAATAGGAAAGGCCGCTGCTGGAAAAGATCATATGAGAAAGGTTTTAGAAGGTAGAGGTTTTACATACGGTACATCTTATACAACCAGACCTCCTAGGGATGGTGAAATTGATGGCCAAGATTATTATTTTATTTCTAAAGAAGTTTTTAAGAAGTTTGCAGATAATAATTATTGGTATGAATATGTAGAATTCAACGGTTGGTTTTATGGTACAAGCTATGAACAATTTAAAAAGACATGTAACTTATTTGTTATGACCCCTAAAGGTGTTGAGGCAATTAATCCTATTGATAGAAAAGACTGTACTATCATTTATTTAGACATACCTTTAGAAATAAGAAAAGAAAGATTAAAATTAAGAGGTGATCTTAATGATAAGATAGAAAGAAGGATTGATGCTGATGAAATGGATTTTGGTAAGTTTACTGATTATGATATTGTAATAAACAATTCTAACTTTTAACTATATAAAAATAAAACAATGAGTAAATTCATTATTATAGAAGGTACCGATAATGTAGGTAAAGATACCCAGCAAGATTTAATTATTAAAAACATGAGTGATCACGTTTTTCATAAGTTACATTATTCATCATTACCGTTTAAAGATGATAAAGAAAAGCATGCAACATATTCTAAAGAACTTTATGAAAGCATGTTTTTATTAATGATGAAATCTAAACTTGCTCATAAAAAAGGTGATCCAAATATTAACCTTATATTTAATAGATCTCATTTAGGTGAAACTGTTTATTCTCCATTATATAGAGGTTACTCTGGTGATTATGTTTTTGATATTGAAAAGAAATTTACTAAAGCATTAAGAGAAGATCTTTATTTAATTACATTAACTAATGATCCACATACTATATTAAAAAGAGATGATGGCAAATCTTTTTATGGTAATGAAGAAGAAGTTAAAGCTGAGGTTGATGGATTTACAAGAGCTCATCGATTAAGTACTATTAAAAATAAGTTACATATTAATGTTGGTACAATGAGTGCAATAGAAGTTTCTCATATTATAACAGAATTTCTAAAACACAAGAACACAGTAACAGGTGATAACAAACAATTAAATATGTTTTCATAATGAGTAGCGCAGAAGATATAATGTATAAGGCTCATAATGAAGGTATCAGAGCTGAGGTGTTTATAGAATCACAAAAGTTAAGAGAAGAAAATCCTATGAAATATAAATACAAAGAAAATGTAGATATATTAGAAGAAGCGTATAAAATAGTATTAGAACGAAAGAATAAAAAGAATGAGAACATATAGAGGAGATACATTTGCAGAAGTTTATGAAAAGGCATTAATAGATACTTTAGACAATCCTGATTATACTTCTAAACCAAGAGGTATGGAAATTAAAGAAATCTGTAATGCAGCATTAGTTATAGATGATCCTTATTATCCACTGTATGAAAATGAAAAAAGGAGTAGTCAATTTAAATATATTGCTGGTGAAACTATATGGTATTTTACAGGAAGAAAGGATATTGATTTTATAAGTAAATATTCTAAATTTTGGAGCCAATTAGATAACGGTGATGGTACTGTTAATTCTGCTTATGGTAATCTTATATTTAATGAACCTCTTTCTGATGGTAGAAATCAATACCAATGGGCATTAGATTCTTTAATAGAAGATAAAGACTCAAGGCAATCAATTATTCATTTTAATAAACCATCTCATCAATGGAAAGGTAATAAAGATTTTGTATGTACTCTTAATGGTATATTTCAAATTAGAGATAACAGATTAAACTTTACAGTTGATATGAGGTCTAATGATTTAGTATTAGGTACCGCAACCGATGTAGCATTCTTTTGTTTACTACAGCAACAAATGTTAAAACATTTAAAGTTAACATATCCTAATTTAAAAATGGGTTCTTATACTCATATCGTTCATTCATTGCATATTTATGAAAGACATTTTAATTTAGTAAAAGAAATGTTAAGCCATCCATTTTCTCATATGTCTTATCCACCTTTAAATGAAAACTTAATTACTAGAAAAGGGCATCCTACTGATAACATGAATTTGATAGAATCTGATATTCTTTTAGGCTTTGAAGGTGATTTCTTTAATGATCCACTATTTGAATGGTTAGCATTTAACAGTAACGGTGGAGATATATAATAAAATTAATTATAAGTGTTGAAATATTTAAAACTTTTTGAACAGTTCCTAACAGAAAAGAAACCTAAAGGTGCACCAGATTTCCATCATTCAGATGCACCTGATGCTGAAGGTAGGTTTAAAGATCTTTCTATAAAGGATTTAGCCGCATGGTTAATTAAAACCAGAAAGAAAGATGTTAAAAAGATTAGTGGTTCTTTAACACAGCAAATAGTTTTTAATAGAAAGAGTGATCCTAAGTATGCTGAAAAGATGGAGAAAACCAGAAAAGAAGTATATAAACAATTAGGTAGAGAAGATTTACTAAAAGAATCTGTTGATATTGAAGATGGTTTAGGTAAAGTTTATTTAGCACTAAGAGAAGACAGTGGGCAAAGATGGTGGACTTATAAAGGTTTTGCTGGAGATAAGTTCTTTACACAAGTTCATGAAAATAACATGCATGACATTGATATTAATCCAGACTATCCAGTTTTAACATATCATTCAGATACAGTTAATAAACTAATAAAGGCTGGTAAGATTAAAAAAGAAAATGTTTATAATCACCCAGACCACATATCAAAATCTGGATCTAAAGAAGAATTCCATAAACTGGTTGGAGAAGATGAAAATATACCTAAGACAGTATATTCTAAGAATGATGCATTAGAGCAACTAGAATTTCCTATTATTGCAAAACCTGCAGAAGGTCATAGCGGAAAAGGTATTCAGATTATTAATAAACCAGATTTAATGGAAGATGTAGATGAAAAGATCTTTGATACATTTTCAGAATATATTGATAAAGAAGAAGAGCATAGATTTATAAACTTTAAAGGTAAGCCTATCTTTTGGATGGAAAGAACTCCATTAAATGAAAAAGCTAAAACTGGTAAAGGTAGTGCTAAAGGTGAAATGGAATTTGGTTATGCAAAAAGGAGCTTAAGTGATTTACCTGAAGATTATAGAAAAGTCTTAGAAAGATTCTGTAAGATCTATGAAGATTTACCTTATATGTGTTTTGACGTAATGAAAGGTAAAAATGGAAAAGTATATATTATTGAATCAAATGCACAACCTGGAGTACCTTTTGATTCGACCGTTGAGGCTTATAAGCATATCTATGAAGATTTTTATAAGAAACCTCTTAATAAAGAAAGTTTAACTAAACTAGAAGAATACGCAAATACAATGATTGAAAAGACCCTCGAGAAAGATGGCGGCAAAAGATTTTCAATTAAATAGTAAAAAAGTTACCAAAAACTTTTCAGTTCCCAACTATTTTGTTTATATTTATACTGTATTATATGAAACAATACACTGTAAACTAATTATATGAATAAAGAAATACCAAAAGATTTTTATATTACATCCGATACTTGGTTTGGCAGACCACAGATTCTTCAAATTGCAAACAGACCGTTTGGCAATGTAGAAGATATGAATTCTGCTCTAATTAAAAATTGGAATAAAAAAGTAAAGAAAAAAGATGTGGTATTTCATTTAGGAAATTTTGCATGGGATCCCACAACTGCTCGTAAGGTACTTAAAAAATTAAATGGTAGAATCTATTTTTTAAAAGGTAGCCAAGATGAAGCATTAGAAGAAATCATAGATGAATTTCCTAAGGCAGAATTTATGAAGAAATCAATTGTTGAATTAATTGATTTTGATAGTATTATTTGCCATTATCCATTAGCGGTATGGAATGGTAAAGATTCTGGAACTATTCATATGCATGGTCATACAGTATTCTCTCATAAAACTAATCTTACAATTGAAAGTAGATTTAATGTATGTACTGACTTTTGGGGATATTCACCAGTAAATTACCTAACTTTAAAAGATTTTATAAATGGCTAAAAAAACAAAAAAGACGTACAAAGAACTTGCACTAGAGTTTAAAAAGACAAGAAAAGAAAGTGTTTATAATGAACTATATGCTAAGATGAGACCAGGCTTAAGATCATATGTAAATAATATTGTAAAAGATCCTAATGTTACTGAAGATATTGTATCTACAACTTTAACTACAGTGTATTTGAAAATTGATCAATATAATGAGGATTATCAGATTACAACATGGGCATATCGTATTGCTTACAATGAATGCATAGGTTGGATTAGATATAGAAATAGAAAAGTAAGTATGAATGCATTTACTGATAAAGGCATTGATCCACCAACATTTTTATTACCTAACTCAGAACCTAATAATGGAATGCCGTGGTCTACTGAAGATGATTACTGGGCAGCTGAACATCTTTTGGTTGAAAAGGTAAGATTAACAACAGAAGCAATAAAGGCATTACCTCCAATGTATAAAAGATTTATGGAAGAAAGATTCTTAAATAAAAAATCTTATAATGATATTTTAGACATAATGTCTGATAGCGAAAAAGGCATAAATCTACAAACTGTTAAGAACAGGATTTTTAGAGGAAGGAAAATAGTAAGAAAACAGCTAGAAAGTATGAAAGTATTTTCAGAAGCATAAATACATAACTAACAAACAAAACCATGTACATATTAAAATTATATAAAGAATTAGTAACCTGGAATAAAATTAAAAGGATTGCTAAAGGCGCTCAAGAAAAACTTTTAGAAAAAGGGTTCCGAGTTGATTGGGTAGGTAGAATCTATACTGTTATTAATTTACCAGAAGAAGTAGTGAATACACCAATTTCTCAAGAAGGATATGTGTTAATGCAATTAAGAGAACATGATAAATTATTTTTAGAATTAGGAATAGCTGATTATGTATCACCAGAATTTGAACCTATACCAGATTCAGATTCATTTCTTTTAGTATTATCTCCTGATAGAGAATATTTTAAAACATGGCCATTAATTATATCTTTAACAAAGACATTAATACTGGCATTTCTTTTGAGAATTGCTTATGTATTTACAAAATCTTATAGTGAAAAAATATCTGAAATATGGAACGAGATGATAAACCTAGTATTTTAAATAATGTTAATAACATTGAAAATAAACTAAAAGAATTAGAAAAAGAAAAAGAAATTATTCAAACAAGCTGTGGTCATAAAGAAGGTGTGATCATAAACTTTAATGAAGATAGATCTATTAAAAAATATTGTTCAGTATGCAAGAGGGATTTAGGTTATGCAACGAAAGAAGAAGAACATGATTTTTTAAAGCCGAAAGGCTAGCAACATACATAGGAAATGGTTTTCTATGTTAGGGAAATAATTCCCGAATATTAAATAATAAAAAAAATTTTAAAAGATGAATAAATTAATTTTAAGTTTAGCATTAGTAGTTGGAATGGTATTATCCACAACAGCTCAAAATGTAAAAGGAGACTGGTATGTAGGTACAGGAGACGTTGCAAACGTTGCATGGACTGATTTATCAATAGCACCAACTTTAGGATACGCAGTATCTAATAAAGTAATGGTTGGATTAGCTGTAGCACAAGCTGACTCTTCTCAAGATTTAGCAATTGATATACATGCTAGATATTTTATGACAGTAGCAGGGCAAGATATTTTCTTGTATGCAGCTATGCCAGAATTTGATACTGATAACCTTTCATTAGGTTTAGGTAAAATGTTCACAGTTCATAAAAGTATATTTATTGAACCAAAACTTGTTTATCACTCAGGTGAAAAAACAACAAACATGATGTTAGGTTTCGGAATGAAATTCTAATAACATATTACTTATTAAAACCGGTAGCTTAATTGTTACCGGTTTTTTTGTCTTAAACTTTATTACATTTTTACATATAATAATAAACAGATTATGTCTACAGAGCAATCATTAGCAACAACCGAAACTATAAATGGTAAAAGATACTATAATATAGGTGAAGGTAAAAAATATCCATCAGTAACAACTATCTTAGGTGCAATGACAGATAGCTCAGGTATTGATAAATGGAGAAAACGTATAGGTGAAGAAAAGGCTGATGCTATTTCTAAGTTTTCTGCTAACCGAGGAACTGTGATGCACCAATTTTGTGAATACTTTTTAGGATCTGAAAAACAAACTATTAGAGAAAGATTAATTGATGCACAAACATTAATAGGCCCATTTGTAAAAGAGAATGGTTTTACTGAAGAAGAAACTAATATAGGAAGGAAATTATTCTTTAATTTTTATAATGGCAAATGCTTTGACCGTATTGCAAATGTAGTGTCTATCGAAGATACTCTATTCTCACCTCAGATGGGAGGTTATGCTGGTAGAGTAGATATTATTTATGAAAATGAAAAAGGGCATCTAGTGATCTTAGATTTTAAATCATCTAAAAAAGCAAAAAGAGAAGATTGGATAGAAAATTATAAAATGCAAATTGCAGCATACTCATTAGCATATTGGGAAATGCATAACAGAAAACCACAGGGTGGTGAAATTTGGATAAGTAATGAAGCTGATGGTTTTCCACAAGTTTTTGAAATGACATTTGATGATATAACTAAATATGGTAAAATGTTTTTAGGGTTGGTAAAAGAATTTCATAAGAAGTACATACTTGAACCGAATATATAAAAAAAATCAAATTTCAATGTTTATAAGAACGTACGCAGATTTTCTTTTAGAAGTTAGAGATAAATCTCATGACAATGCTGGCGATAAAATAGAAAAAGATCATAAAAAAGGTGATCATGCTGGAATAGATAAGAAATTAGAAAAAGAATTAGAAGATGAACTTAACGATGTTTCAGAAGATTGCGCCAGGTGCGGGGAGCATATCTCATCTTGCCAATGCGCCGAGACGGACCCCTGGTCAACTCAAGTTTATCACAGAGCTCCAAAAGGAAAAGAAATTAAACAAAAACCAAAACAAGAATTTAAATAATAAACAAATGAATACATTTAACAAATTTTTTGCAGATCATGGAATTAAAATAATTATAGCTATAATGTTATTAACTTATTTTAAATCATGTAGCATTGATTCAGAAGTAGAAAGAATTAAAAAAGAACAAAGAATATTAACTTCTGAAATTGATACATTAGCTTTACAGTTAGTTAATGAAGCCGAAATGATTAAGCTTATTAAAGAAGTACCGGCTTGGAAAACCCTAAGAATTGAAGAAATTTCTGATAAAGAAAGAATTTCTATCAATGCACTAGAAGAAAAAGATAACTAAATGTGGCTAATACACCTATAATACCTGGAGTACCAACACCAGTAAACGGAGATCCAAAATGTGCATTAACTTTATGTGGTAGAATTATTGCTCAAGTTGATTGTGTTCTTGTAATAATGCAAGGAACTAATGGCTGTATTGATATACAGTTTTTTGATAAGGCCGGATTACCTCTTGATTTAACTACTTATACAGAAATTCAAATTATGTTGTACAATGAATTTGATTGTACGGTAGCTAATTTTTGGTGGCCAGCTATTCCTACTGGGTGTACTGGATTATTAATGACCATATTACAATATACAAACTCAAAAGGTGCAATTGTTAATAAAGGTATGGTTAGATTATGTTTAGATCCTGCTTGTACAAAAACAAGTCCGAGTGGTATATTTGCCGAAATTTTATTAACTGAATTAACAACCGCTGGTACATCGGAAACATCTGGTATACCATGTTTACAGGTTGCTAGAATAACACCATCACGCATTCACACAAATGGTTGTGCTGATGGCTGTTCTTAAAAAGCTTTAACATTATGAATACATTAAAAGAAAGATTATTACATATTTTTATTATCGGTATATTCTGTAGCCTTTACTTCTTAGTAGCTACAATATCAATGATAAACTCCGTTGCATTTTTTGACTTAAGCCATGATGGTTTAATGTCATGGTCATTAGCAATAGGATTTGAAATAGGGGCAGCAGCTTCTCTTGCTGCTATTATTATTTTAGATAAAACAAACAAAACAATGGTTTGGGGTTTATTTTTATTATTAACTTCATTTCAAATGATGGCAAATTCCTTTCATGCTTTTATTAATTTAGAAAATTATATGGGATGGATTGAATTATTTGGATTAGAAGAAGCAGAACCAATATATCAAAAAAGAATTTTAGCAATAGTGAGTGGTGCTATACTACCTCTGATTGCATTAGGATTTATTAAATCTTTGGTTGATTATATTAGACCAGAGCAACCTGAAGAATCATTAAAAGATGAAACTGCTATTGCAGGATATTCGGCGGATATTGATATTTTAGAAAATTCTAAAAAGCATTTCCCTTCAGATGATATTAAAGAAGTTAAAGATGAGCCAATTAAAGATACTCATACTGAAGCAATTACAATTCCTGTAACAATTGGAGAAGTACAAATCGCACCTGAGACAGTTAATACTGATAATGCAGTTGCTGATATTGTAGAAGAGCCAGTTCAAGCAGCGCATATTACCCCCGTTGGAGATCCTATAGTGATACCAACAAGCAACGCACCCCGTTCTAATAAAGTAGTGAAGCCAGCATTGACTTCAAGACCTTTTATAAAGGGGTAAAATCATAATCTTTTAGCATAACCTGTTGAAAGGTTAAAAATAAAATAAGAATATGCCTGCACATACTTACGATGATGAGGTTTTCCGTGAAAAGAGAAAACCTAAAAACCCAATAACATTTAAATTAAAACTAAACGAAGAACAGAAATTAGCAAAGGATGTAATATTAACAAACACAATTACATTATTAGCAGGTAAAGCTGGATCTGGAAAAACACTATTAGCATGCCAAGTTGCTTTAGATGGATTATTTAGAAGAAATTATGAAAAGATAATTATAACAAGACCAACAGTTTCAAAAGAAGAGATTGGATTTTTACCTGGAGATTTACATGCAAAAATGGATCCGTGGGTACAGCCAATTTATCAAAACATGTATAGTTTATATGGAAAAGATAGAGTACAGCCTTATATAGAAAGTGGGCAAATAGAAATTGTACCAGTTTCATTTATGAGAGGACGAACCTTTGTTAATAGTTGTGTTATAGTTGACGAGGCTCAAAACGTAACTAATGATCAAATGGAAATGATTGTAACCAGGGTTGGTTTAAGATCTAAAATGATTATATGTGGTGATGACGGCCAAGTTGATTTAAAAGGTAAGAGCGAATCAGGTTTTAGATTTTTGTATAACCAATCATCTAAAATAAAAAATCTATCTTCTCTTACATTATTACATAATCACAGAGATCCAATTGTAGATGATTTAATTGAAGTCTATGAAGAGGAAAATTATAAAAGAACAAAGTCTAAGAATAAATAACTAAATTAAAATTATGGAGATTCAAAAAAAAGGAACGGTACTTCTTCAATTTTCAGCTAATTGGTGTGGTCCCTGTAAAGCAATGAAATCAATAGTAGAAGAATTTAAAGAAAAGTCTACTGTTATAGTTCAAAAAGTAAATGTTGATTCTGAATCTGATATAGCACAAGAGTATGGGGTACGTAGTATCCCATGCTTTATTGTTTTAAAGGATGGTGAGCAAGTAGCAAGAAAATTAGGTACACAAACTTTAGAACAATTAAAAAAATTAGTAGAATAAATTATGAGTTGTTATACAAGAAAACAAATCGAAGATACAATGATTAGTAAAGGATACAAATACTTTACTGGTGGGGACTATGATGTAAATATTATAGGAGTAAGAAATTCAGATACAAAAGGTAAAGTTACAAATGCTTTTGATGACTGTATGACAATATCCTATAAAGTAAAAGGTGAGTGGAAATTTCATTGTTTTAAATGTACTACAGATCCAGGTACTCATTGGGTTGAAAATATAATGAATGACAAGGGTGTAGCTATTCTTAAACCAAATCAGTATAGAGGTTCTCATAAATTAAGATTACACCAAGGTAAATATTTAGCTTTAGGACAAAAGAAAGATGTAACAGTATATAGAGATAATAACCGTGATGATAATTATGATTTAAATGAATCTAAAACAGATACAGGATTATTTGGAATTAATATACATAGAGCAACAAGCAGAGCTGGTAAAGGTTCTACACAAATTGATAAATGGTCTGCTGGTTGTCAGGTTATAGCTCATAACGATGATTGGCATGAATTTTTAGATATATGCCAAATTGCTAGAGAAATTTGGGGCAATTCATTTACATATACTTTATTAGAATCTAAAGATATATGTTAATTTAAAAATAAAATTAAAATTATGTGGAAAATATTTAAAGATAATAATGATTGGAATGAAAAGGCTATTGTTGGCTTTATAGCATTTATAATTATGTGTTTAATAATGATAGCAGATTTAGTAACTGGTTGGTTCGGTAAAGATTTAGTTATTAATGAATTTATTTATGATTCATTCACATTAGTTGTATTAGGTTGCTTTGGTATAGCAGGATTAGAAAAGTTTGCTAATAAAAAATAATAAGAAAAAATGAACAAATATATTTATAGAGGAAAACTTGATAGAGTTGTAGATGGTGACACTATTGATGCAATGATAGATGTTGGGTTTGACATTTGGATTTTTAAAAGAATTAGATTTTCTGGTATAGATACATGGGAAAGTAGAACTAGAGATTTAGATGAAAAGAAAAAAGGACTTGCTGCCAAAGAGAGATTAAAGGTCTTATTAAATGAAGTCAGTAGTAAACCAGGAATGTTTAGAATTAAGTCCGAGGGTGTAGGTAAATATGGTAGAATATTAGGTCAGATTTATGTTATGGATGCTGATGGTGTTCAGTGGGATGTTAATCAAACATTAATAACAGAGGGTCATGGTTATGAGTATCATGGTGGTAAAAAACGGTCATCTTGACATAGTAAAAGTAGAAAAGTAGACAATATGTCAGAAATCTCATTGTTGCACAGTTTTTTCAGTATAATATATTAAATAAGGAAACGAATCTTTATTTTAATAAAAAACTAAATAATATGTACACAATTTTAAACGGATTTAAACCCGTAGCACAAGCAAGAAGAATTAATGATAATATTGATAATTTATTAAAAGATCCTTTTTGGGATGATTTTGAAAATTTCTTTACTAAACCATCTAAGGGATATCATTGTATTAAAAATGAAAATGATTGGACATTAGAAATGGCAGTTCCAGGATTTACTAAAGAAGACTTAAAAGTTAAAATGGTAAAAGACGAATTAAGTATTGTTTCTACTAATGAAGATAATATATGGTTAGGTTCATTTGATAAACTCTTTACTTTACCAAAAGATGTTAATACTAAAAAGATTAAAGCAAAGGTTGAAAATGGTGTGTTAACAATAACATTACCTATCAAAGAAGATACTGAAAGTTTTATAGATGTAAAGTGAAACTAAATAGAAATTACGTTATATAATAATAAATATTTTAAAATAAAATCAAAAAACGTTAACATGGATAACAATCAAGAAAACCAAAACCCAGAAGAAGTAAACCCAACAGGTGATTTTACTGGTCAGCAAGCATTAAATGTTTTAATTCAAGCTGTTAGGATAGCACAAGGAAAAGGTGCGTTTACATTAGAGGATGCTGAGATTATTTCAAAAGCTATTAAAATATTCGTTCCACCAACCCCAGCAGGAGAAGAAGGAACTGATACTGATCCAATTGTAAATGAAGATACACCAGCAGAACCAATTATGACTAAAGTTGGAGAGTAATTAATTTACACAAGTAATTAAAGGCCCCATTTATGGGGTCTTTTTTAGTTTAATATATAATACAAATCGTATTAAAATGGTATCCTTAGAAAGTATACAACAATATTGCAAAGGAAAGAAAATTATTATAGTAGGTAATTCATCTGGTTTACTCCAAAGTAATCATGGAGAATTAATAGATGCCTATGATATTGTAGTAAGAATTAATAGCGGTTATTTACAAACACAAGATTATAAAGATTCTATAGGAAGTAAAACAAATATACTTTCCATGGGTATTAAGTCAGCAGATAGGGTAGGTAATATTGTTAAAGATAATAGAGTAGATTACATTTTAAGCCCAATAATATGGAGTGATAAATTATCTTATTTTAATTCCTATAATATAGATCCATCAATATATCATACTCTTAAATCTAATTTAGGTTCTACTAAGCCTTCTACTGGAATTAGTACTTTTAATTTCTTTAATACCCAATGTGATTTTTTACAATTAGATTTAATAGGTTTTGACTTTTTTAAAAGTTCAACAAAAAGTAGAAATCCATTAGGCCATTTACATGTTTCAGATCACGATGGCCCTAAGGAAAGTTTATTTTTTAAGAGATATCGTAATCCTGAAAAAACAAGTTTATATTCTACTTTGTATAATAATAAAATAACATTTTAAAATGATAAGTAGAAGAAGTATAAAAAGAATTGTTCATGAACCACAATCTTATGGTGATCAAAAGAAACAATTTCCTAGAGTAACTGTTAGATCTGATGGGACTCATAGTAAAGTCGTAAATTATTCACAAAGAATTAGGAGGGATCCTTTATTAGTTCCATTACCAGTTCCAATTTCTTTTTTACAAGCTCATCAATTACCAGCAATAACTAATGATATTTGTTTTGTTGTAGGTGGTGGTCCTTCGTTGAGTGGATTTGATTTTAATTTATTATCAGGCTTTGATACTATTGCAATTAATAAAACTGTTGAATATATCCAAAACCCAAAATATTTTATAACCACAGACTATTCATACTTTGCAAAAGGAACTTTACCAATAGAATCAATTAGACAAAAAACAGAGCATGTATATTTTGTAGCTAATATGACCCACCCTTACATGGAATTAAAAAATGGTATGATTACAGATACGAGAGGCCTTGTATATGAAGATCTCCATAAATGTAATGGTGTTATAGAATCAAATAATATAGAAGGTTTTAGTAATGATGTAGTTGGTTTTGCTAGTGGATCCAATAGCGGACACTGTGGTATTCAGTTAGCATTACTCTTAGGTTATAAAAAAATATACTTATTAGGATTTGATTTATCAGAAGGTGCACATACGCATTTTCATCAATCATATACAGAATTTGATAAAATACAATTTAGAAAAAATGTTGGTAATTATAAAAGAACTCTTTTTTCTGCATTAGAATCTCATAAAGGATCTCAAGAAATTATAAACTTATCTTCACAAAGTAATTTAGCCGAATCTCCTTTTATTAAAACAGAATCTTTTTATGATATAATTAATCAAGATCATTCTAATAATAAAACACTAAATGTAACACCTAATAGTAAAATACCAGCTGATGCACCACAAAATTTAATGGTAGTAGGTTACTATACAGTTAATACCCCATATGAACAAGAGGCTCAAAATTTAATTCAATCTTTAAATAGATTAGGATTAGAAAAAGATATAGTAGGTGTAAATACTTTAGGTAATTGGCAAGCCAATACTAGATTTAAAGCTAGCTTTATGTTAGATATGCTTATTAAATATCCAAACCATAGATTATTATATGTTGACTGCGATGCAGTACTTCATAAAATGCCTATTCTATTTAATAATTATAATTGTGATATTGCAGTAAGATGGCAAGATTTTAAATGGAGAAAAAATGAATGCTTAAGTGGTACTATTTATATGGAGAATAATCATAAGACACAACGATTATGTAGATTATGGAGAGACATTAATATAAATGAAGGGAATGCATCAACTAGAATGGAGCAGTGGAATTTAGATACTGTAATTACTACAATAAAAGGAGAGGATCCTACTTTTGCAGTAAAGAATCTTCCACCAGAATATACTTTTATATTTGATAGTATGAAACATATATACCCAGCAGCCGATCCTATAATAGAACATTTCCAAGCAAGTAGGAGATTTAAAAACGATGTTAATACATTAAACCAATAATATGATTAATAGTTATTTTGATAAAATTATATGTATAAACTTAAAGCATAGAGCTGATAGGTGGAAAGAAGTATCTCGCCAATGCCAAAGGGCAGGCATAGCAGTAGAAAGATATGATGCAATAGAAAACAATCCTATGGGCTGGGTTCATATTCCTGGTAAAGATAAAATGAATCATATTAAACCAGAATCATGGCCAGGTGCTGCTGGGTGTATGGCTAGTCATATTAATGTATGGAAATTAGCAAAAGCTAATAATTGGAAAAATGTTTTAATAATTGAAGATGATTGTGATTTTGTTGATAACTTACAAAATATATTTAATCAGCAAATTAAACAAGTACCTAATGATTGGGATCTTTTATATTTAGGAGGAATACATGAAACGAGAGGTGGTCAATATATTCCTGATAACATAGCACCAAATGTATTAGGCTGCAAAAGATTAATAACCACAACATGTTATGCTATAAAAGATACTTGTTATGATTTAGTTATTAATACAATTTTAGAAAATGAACCTAAATTTTATACAGCAGTAGATACTTATTTAGCATCAAGAGTACAACCACTAATTAATTCATATGCATTTCATCCACCAATGGCATGGCAAAGAAGAAGTTTTAGTAATGTACAAAATGGCAATAGGGATTATTCCACTATGATGAGAGAAGATAATATTAAAAAATAAAAGAATAATGATTACATGTAGATTACAAGGAGGAATTGGAAACTTAATGTTTCAAATTGCTTTTATAGAATATGAAGGCATGATGAGTGGTTTTAAAACTGGTTATTGGAATGTTGATCACCAAATAAACAAATGTAATGTTGACGTAGTACACAACCCTTCACTTAAACATGCAGATGAATACTTACAAATGTTTAGAAATTTTAAGTGGCCTAGAATTAACAAACCACCATCCTCAAAAATAAATGTACCTTTTCATTTTGAAACTTTTGCAGTTAAGGATAATGTTTTATATGATGGTTTTTTTCAGTCAGAAAAATACTTTCCTAATAGAGATTTTATTTTAAATTTGTTTCAGCCATCTGATTTTGTAAAAGATAAACTCAAAAGGTATGATAATTTATTTAATAATACCACATGCTCAATTCACGTAAGGCGAGGTGATTTTTTAAAATATGATTTGCATGTAGCTAGAAAAATGGATTATTTTAATGAAGGCATGTCTGCTGTTGGTGATGTAAATAAATATCTAGTGTTTAGTGATGATATAGAATGGTGTAAGAAAAACTTTATTGGAGATAAATTTATTTTTATAGAAAATGAAAAGGACTATGTAGAACTTTACTTACAATCTCAATGTACACATAATATAATTTCAAGCTCAACATTTTCATGGTGGGGAGCTTATTTAAATAATAAACCAAATAGAAAAATAGTTGGACCTAATCAATGGTTTAGTAATAATAAACCAATTAATAACATTATACCTGATTCATGGATAACAATTTAATTAATCTTTATACACAAAAAAGAATAGATTATTTACAAGTAAAGAAAAATTGTGAATTTTATTTAAAGGATATTAATCCTGTGGATGTTTCTATTATTATACCTGTTATGAATAGGGAATCTTTTCATGCACCATTAGTTAAACACCTAAAGGATGCAATTATAAAACATTCAGAAAAAAGTTATTCTATTACATTCGTTGAGCATAGTGATATACCTAAGCATAAATTGTTATGTGAAGAGAGTAATACTAATTATATTTGGATAAAGAAATCTACAACAGAGCCTTTTAATAAATGCTTAGCAATGAATATTGGTTCACTCTATAGTAATTCATCTAAGTATTATCTTTTTCATGATATAGATTTATTAATGACACCAACTTATTTTATTGATATTTTTAAAAATCTTAATAGAGTTCATCCTGAATGCGCACTGCAAACCTTTGCACATCGAAGAATATTAGTAATGGATCAAATAATGAGTAGTCAAATAATTAATGGTGTAGTATTAATAGATTCACTTACACCTGGTATTAATCCTCCTCACTCTAACCCAGGGGCTCCTGGTGGTTCTATTTTTATAAATGCTAATAGCTTTAAGACAGTTGGTGGTTATGATGCTGAGTTCTTTCATAGCTATTCTCCAGAAGATGCATTCTTTTTTCATAAGTTACAATTAGTAGTAGGTATTGAAGGCTGTAATAATCCAGTGATAGAAGCTTATCATATGCATCATCCTTATATGGGAGGATCTAATCCAGAAAAACCTAAAATGGAAGAAATTTGGAGCGAGTTTAGAAATATGCAATCTAGCAATAAGCTAAATTTTATTAATCACATAGGAGCAGAATTTAAAAAACTATAAACATGAGAAAAGGATTTGAATATTTTGATAAAGTATTTCTAATAAATTTAGAAAAGCGTACTGATAGGTTACAGCAATGTAATGATATTTTTAAAGAACTTAATATATTAGACTTAGTTGAAAGATTTCCTGCAATAAAAAGACCACAGGCTGAGTATGACTGGTATATAAGTGATGGTAAAAAAATAAAGATTGGTGAATATGGTTGTATTGCTTCTCATATAAGTATAATAAAAATGGCTAAAGCAAATGGATGGAAATCTGTGTTAGTGCTTGAGGATGATGTTAAGTTTGTTAATCATAAATACTTTAATGATTCAGTAGAACAATTAAAAGAACATGAATGGGATTTGTTTTATTTAGGTAGCAATACTCATATCCCTTTAGATAAAGTCAATTCTAATCTTTTAAAATTAAAAGAAGGTTTTGCAACTCATGCTATTGCATATCATGAAAGATTCTATGATAAGCTTATAAAAGCATTTGATAAAAAGGCAATTGAAATAATAGATGTATGGTTAGCAGAAAATGGCCAAGAAAATGGAAATGCATATTGCACATACCCTATAACTGCTATACAAGAAAATAGCTTTAGTGATATACATAATCAAGTTATTGACTATAGTTGGATGATAACAAAATTTGAAGATAATACAAAACATTTAAAATGAAAAAACATATCTATATAGCAGCCGGTGGTATATTTTCTTTAGTTATGGGAATGATTTACAGTATGAAATGGCTGAATAGTGCACTTAAAACTGATGGAGAAAATATTAAAAATATATCTTTTCAACAAAACTTAGCATGGACTTATGATAATAAAATAAAAGAATATGTAAAGATTGATAAAATGGAATCCTCCTATAATCCTGAAGATTTAAATATGATTGATTTTATTTTTGATCAACCTAAGATAACTGAAGATTATGAACGCATAAAAGGTTTTACAGGACCATGCTCCATTAAAAATTCCAAACGCAATGTAGACGTGAAAGCAGATCAATCTGATATTTTATTTTTAAGAAAATTGGCTAGAAAATTAAAATTTAATAAGAGAATGAAAATGCTTATTAAAAATGAAGAAGAAAAAATAGATTTCAATAATGCATTAGGTGTTCATATTAGATTAACAGACATGAATGGGATTCACCCAGAGTATGGTATTCTTAATTTTAATGATTTTGAAAAAATGATTGATTTAATATTAAAAGAACATAAAGAGATTAAGACAATATTTGTAGCATCTGACAATAATGAATCAATAAAAAAACTAGTAAATAAATATAGTAATAGAATTAAATTTATTGATTATTTAAATAGATGTGAAAAAGAATCTGAAAATTCATATGAGCTGCAATTAATAAATCATGAAAGTAAAGAATTTTGGGAACATGGATTTTTAGATATGATGATGTTAAGTAAATGTAAATATCTTTTACATAGAACTAGCAATGTAGCTAATGCATCTTTAGTTTTTTCTGATACAATTATAAAAAGTTATAACATATCCACATTAAACAAACAATAAAAACAAACATATAATAATAAATTATGGAAAAAATATATTCAAAAGTTGATCCTACTAAGCTATTACATATAATACAAAGAGTAGATGAAATAACAGAACCTAGAGTTGATTTAATACCTGAGGAACAATTTATTCAATGTTCTACTTTAAAAATGGAAAAAGGTAAAACATTTAAACCTCATAAGCATATTTGGAAAAACCGAACTAGAGATGTTATTGCACAAGAATCATGGATAGTCATAAGAGGTAGTGTTAAGTGTATCTTTTATGATATAGATGATAAAATTATTGCAACACCAATATTAAAACCAGGTGATGCATCTTTTACATTAGAAGGTGGTCATAATTATGAAATAATGGAAGATGATACTCTGGTCTATGAATATAAAACAGGTCCTTATGAAGGTCAAAAATTAGACAAAACATTTTTATGAAAATAGGAAAGGATGTATACATCCATGAAGATGCATGGATAAAACAAAAAGAAGGTAGTAAAATAGGTAATCATGTTGCTATTGATAAAGGCGTTCAGTTTTCTACTAAAGTAGATATAGGTGATTATGTTCATATTGCTCCTTATGTAGTAAGTGTAGGAGGAAAGGATACAACTGTTACATTTAAAGATTTTTCTTTTTGTGCGGCTGGGACTATGATAGTTGCAGGTAGTGAAGATTATACAGGAAAGGGATTAGTAGGACCAACCATTCCTGCTAAATATCGAGAAATTATGTTTGCAGATATTACATTTGAAAAATATTCTGGTTGTGGGGTTAATTGCTGTATTATGCCTGGTGTAACCTTTGGTGAAGGTGCTATATTAGGCGCGCATTCATTAGCAACTAAAGACTTGGAGCCATGGACTATTTATATTGGTAGTCCTGCAAGACCAGTTAAGAAACGAGATAAAGAAATAATTTTAAAACATGCTAAAGAATTAGGATATGAATAATATAAATTTTGAGGATAAAGATATTTTTATGCATAAGGATGCAGAGTTTAAAATAGACCCAAAGATAGGTAACCATGTTGCTATTGATAAAGGTGTTTATTGTACAGTAAATGCAACAATAGGTGATTATGTACATATTGCACCATACGTTACAATAATTGGAGGAAAGACTGGTGTATTTAAATGTAATGGTTTTAATAACATAATGGCTGGTGCAAGAATTGTTTGCGGTTCTGATAGATTTGATGATAGTGGTTTATTTGGAGCTATGATACCTAAAGAATTTAAAGGAAGGCAAATTATTGAACCGGTAATAATGGAAAGATTTTCTAATGTTGGAAGCAATGCAATGGTTTTACCAGGATCTATTTTAAGAGAAGGTGTTTTACTATCTGCTGGTAGTTTATTAATAGGTGATACTATTCCTTGGGGTGTATATAAAGGAAATCCTGCTAAATTAATAAAAGTAATTGACGGAAATAAAATTAAAGAAAATGCAAAAAAATTAGAGATGGGTAATGATTAAAAAAACCAAGATCAATATGGGTGGTGGTGGCTTTTCACATACAATATCATCAACAGGTCTACCTACTAAATATGTTGAATGGATAAGAGGTTATGCAAGCGCTAATATAACTATACATATTGATAATTATATGGTTGGTCGTACTGCTAGTATTTATAGAAAAACCAAAGAATATGCATGGCTTTGTGAAGCTAAATCAGTTTCATATTTTTCTAAAAGAAAATATGTAACACTAGAAGACGGTACACCATCTTACGAGGATGAAAAGACTTCTCTTTATGAGTGGTGTAAAAACAATATACCAGAATTAAAAGAAAAATTTATTAAAGTATTCACGCATGATACTGAGTTAGCTAAAATGGATGATATTTTTCAATTAACACTATGCTCTGGTAAATCATTCTTAACAGAAGGTAAAATATATCCTAAAAGTAAATTAGTGTCTATGATTGCATCTAATAAGGTAATGTGTGAAGAACATGAGTATAGGCAAGAAATGATTGAGAAATATTCTAAATTAGGAGTTGATCATTTTGGTAGCGGTTTTAATTTTATAAAAGATAAAGCTGATGGTTTAAAAGATTATTGCTTTTCTATTGCAATGGAAAATGCAACATATTCAAATATGTTTACTGAAAAGCTAACTGATTGCTTTATGACTGGTACTATTCCTGTTTATTATGGTATAGATAACATTGGAGATTTTTTTAATACTGATGGGATTATAATAATGGATGATGATTTTGATATTAAGGATTTAACTGTAGATTTATATAATAGTAAGAAAGCTGCTATTTTAGATAATTATAATAGAGCACAAGATCTTTTGTGTGCTGAAGATTATATTTTTAAACAATTCATAGAACCTTCTCTATAATGGATAAAATTTTACAATTCCAAAAAGTATCATCGGCACACAAATTTGCTGGTGTAGGTATGGGTGGTAACATCTTTATAACTCTCAATTCTTTATTAGCTTCTAAAAAAGATGATAACTTATATGTGGATATGGAAACTAATTCTTGTGTATGTACTGAAGACGATTTTAATAAATTTAATACTAATAATTGTTGGGAATATTATTATGATCAAATGCCAAAGCCTGACACAGATAACATCGTAACTAATAAATCTGAAAATGCATTCTTAAATTATAATAAGGTTCCTTTAGTTGATTACAGTGATTTGCAGTATAGATTTAATAACAACTTTAAATTAAAAGATTATCTTCAGAACGAATTAGATTCTTATTATAATAATAACCTTAAAGATAAAATAACTTTAGGTGTACAAATAAGATTAACCGATATGTTACACCATCATAAAGTATCTCCTCTATCTAAATACTTAATTAGGATACAGGAAATTTTAAATAAAAATCCAAACATAGAACAATTATTTATAGCAACTGATGATCATAGAGCAATAGAGGAAGTAAGTAAACATATAAGTATACCAATAATATACCATGAAGCTTTTAGGGCTAGTGATGATGATCCTCAGACTGATGAATATGATAGGATGCGAAATAATAGAGAATTTCATAAATATAATTTAAGTAAAGAATGTATTAAAGAAATTTATACTTTAAGTATGTGTAACTTTTTATTAAGAGCCGATGTATCTGCAATTTCAAATGTTGCTACTTTACTATCTACTAAAATTAACACACTATATAATTTATAATAAACAATCATCATTTATCTTATATAATATATAATAAAACAAATTATAACATGAGCTTTGAGACTGTAACACAATTAGAAAAACAACTTGCTGAATTTTTTGGAGCACCTTATGCAGTATGTTTAGATGCATGTACTCATGGTATAGAATTATGCCTAAGACATCAAAATATAAATACAATTACTGTTCCTAAAAGAACTTACATATCAGTACCTTTTCTTGCAAATAAATTAAACATTAATTTAAAGTGGAGAGATGAAGAGTGGCAAGATTATTATAAAGTAAATGAACATCTTAAACCTATTTATGATGCAGCTGTTTTATGGAAAAAGGATAGTTATATACCAGGATCTTTTATGTGTTTAAGTTTTCAATTCCAAAAGCATTTATCATTAGGTAGAGGTGGAGCTATACTTTGTGATAATAAAGAAGATGCAATTGCACTAAAGAAAATGTCATATGATGGAAGGTTACCAGATGTTCCATGGCGAGATCAAGATATTGAAACATATGGGTACCATTATTATATGACACCTGAAACTGCTCAGTTAGGTTTAGATTATTTTGATGAAGCAGTAAAACAAAAACCAAGACAATGGACTATCACAGATTGGCCAGATTTAACAAAAATGGCAGTCTTTAATAAAAAAGAAGGAGTTGATCCTTATTTACAAACCAAATAACAAATTAAGAAAATGAAAAAAGCATTTATAACAGGAATTAATGGACAAGATGGATCTTATCTTGCCGAGTATCTTTTAGATCTAGGATATGAAGTTCATGGAACTGTGAGAAGAAATTCTACATCAGAAAATCAATCAGCTAGGTTAACGACTGCATATGAAAGTGGTCAACTCACAACTCATTATGGTGATTTATCAGATCAAGGAAGTTTAGAAAGATTACTTGAGCAAATTCAACCAGATGAAATTTATAACATAGCAGCACAGAGTCATGTAAGAGTAAGTTTTGATGTACCACAATATACAGTCCAAACAAATGCTGTAGGTGTATTAAATATATTGGAGGCATACCGAAGAGCATGCCCTACTGCTAAATTCTATCAAGCATCTTCTTCTGAAATGTTTGGTTTAACTGTTGAGGATGATGGCTTTCAGAGAGAAAGTAGTATTATGAATCCAGTATCTCCTTATGGATGTTCAAAGGTATTTGGATATAACATAGTAAGACATTATAGAAGAGCTCATAACCTACATGCTGTAAATGGAATTTTATTTAATCATGAATCCCCAAGAAGAGGAAGTAACTTTGTAACTAATAAAGTTGTTAAAGCTGCATGTTCTATTAAATTAGGTTTACAGGATAAATTAGAATTAGGTAATATGGATTCTTATAGAGATTGGGGTCATTCTAAAGATTATGTTATAGCAATGCATGCAATGTTAAATCATGATACACCTGATGATTTTGTTGTATCAACAATGGAAACGCATTCAGTTAGAGAAATGTGTGAGTTGGTGTTTAAATATTTAGATTTAGACTACAAGGATTATATTTCACAAAACCCTAAGTTTATGAGACCTGAAGAATTACCTTATCTTAAAGGAGATTCAACAAAGATTAGAGAAACTTTAAATTGGAAACCAGAATATACTTTTGAATCTATGATGCATGAAATGTGTGATCATTGGATGGATGTTTTACAAGGTAAGGTGTCATTGAGATAATGGAAGAATCAATTAAGGAATTGCTAGAATATGAAGCAGCACAAATAAAAAATATTCCCGTAAACTTTTCTTTTGAATTAGCAGTTAATAGAATAAAACAAAAGGTTCATAATATAGGATCTAATGGTAAAGTTATATTATCAGGGATGGGAAAGGCTGGTCAAATAGCATTAAACATTTCATCTACACTTAATTCAACAGGAACACCTTCTGTTTATTTACATCCTAGTGAAGCTCAACATGGTGATTTAGGTATACTTCAAAAAAATGATATTCTTGTTCTTTTATCTAATTCTGGTAAAACTAGAGAAATATTAGAATTAATTGAATTATCAAAAAATATGTATCCTCATATATCTATTATTTGCATCACAGGTGATAAAGATAGTATTTTGGCAAACAAATCTGATATAACTCTTCATACTGGAAATACAAAAGAAGTATGCCCATTAGGTTTAACACCAACTACGTCAACAACATTAATGAAAGTAATAGGAGATATTTTAATTGTAGAATTAATAAAGAAAATTAAATTTACTAAAAAAGAATATTCACAAAGACATCATAGTGGATATCTTGGTCAAAAAAGCAAAGAATAATGAAACATTGCATAGAGTTTCACAATTGAAACTATTTCATATAAATGTATATAATAATAAATAGATTATGTTTAAATTATTCAAAACAATCAAATCATGGTTCTTACCTAATCATGAAGGACCTTTTCCATATTCAACCGATGGTTTTATAAAAGCAAAGAGATGGGCAAAAAATCAATCACACCCTAAATTACCTGATCACCCCTCTCAATCATTATGGAGTTATGTAAGTAGCAATTGGATTGATTCAGAATATAAATTAAATGAAATTAATAAAGTTAAAACAAATAAGAATAAAACTATATAATTAATATGGAAGGACAAAAAATGAATGTAGATATTGATTCAACTACTGAAATCGTTTGTGATGAATGTGGAAATAATGTTTTTCAGCCTGCCTTCTTCTTAAGGAAGGTAAGCAGATTTGTATCACCAGATGGTAAAGATAGATTATTACCTTTAGATACAATGGTATGTAGCAAATGTGGTAATGTTAATAAAGAATTTCAAACAGCAAATCCTAAAAATAAAACAACAAAAACAAATAATTTAAAAGATGGCAAACAAAAATAAACCAGATATGAAAATTGTAAAAGACGGTTCGGTAGAATCTAAATTAACAAAAAACTATGAAAACCAAGTTGGTAAGACTGGTTCTAAAGAAGAGCAAGCTGCTTTAGCAAAAGAATTAGTTAATGATTCTCCTCGTAAGATGAGTGAAATTATTAAAGACAAAAGAGAAGCATTAAAAAAGAATGAGGATTTACTTAGAGATCTTCAAACTAATGAATATGATATTCCAATGTCTTCACCTAAACTTTATAAGCAATTAATGAAGTTTTTAGAAAAAGATGCTGAATGGGGTCATACGACTGCAACAGGATTAGTAATGTTATATTCTAATCTTAAAGAAAACTCTAAAATAGTTCAGTCTAAAGACTGGGATGGTATTGTTAAATTAAGAGGTACGAGTATTACTATATTATGGACAATGGTAACATCTATGAAAGGTAAAGGATTCTTTGAAGCTAGAAACTTTATTGAATTAATGGCTGCGTTTGGTCAAGATCTTTCTACTGTAGTACAAAAAGTACATGTTGATAATTCAGCTCTTAGAGAAAATCATGCAAAACTATCGGAATTAGATACTGAAGTAAATCATCCTGATGTTATTCTTGATGTTGCAATTGATAAGTATAATGAAGCTGAAGAAGAATTAACTGATTTAATGAATGAAGTTGATCCTGTAGTTGAAACTGTATAACAATGGGATTCCACAGAAGACATATAGATAATAACCAGGTTGTTAAGCTTTATGAAGATGGTGGGCTTATCAGAGTTAAAGAATGGTATACACAAGGCGTTGATGCCTTAGTAACAGAAACCGGCCTCGCTTCAGAGGTCGGTTCTATTCTTTCTGATGATGACTGGATAGTAATGGGTACTCAAATCCAAGAAAAAGGAATCATTAAACTTATTCAAAAACATTTAGGTATAGTTGACAGCAAAAAATAACTTTTTGTTTGTTGAATAAATAAAGAAAACATTGTTATATGCAACACATACCAGACTATAGACAATTTGTCAATGAGCGTGTAAATCTTAAAGCTGCACACTTATCATCTGAGGATTACCAAAAGGCAAAAAAGCTTAAAGCTTTTGATTCTGCTGACTGGGCTTGGAATTCAAAATCTCAACTTTATGACAAGGTAAATGAATCAGTAGTTACTGAAGCTAAGTTTACTAGGTTACCAAAACAATTAAACGCAATGTGGGAGCTTAAAAACTCCGTAGAGAATATGGTTGGTAGGCATGATAATGGAGATGACTATGATCCTAATCAAATGAGGACCATTGAGGAATTCATTAAAAAGATTAAAAAATCAGCAAAATCATTTAAATCTAAAGAAGAAGTAGTAGGTACAATCTATGAAAGTAATTTTTCACCTTTAGGATATGCTAAGAGAGTTGTTGCAGGAGCAATTACTTTAAAGGATGCTATGAAAGAAGCAGGTATTTCATTATCTAATATGGGAAAGTTAATTAAGAAAATAGATAAAAAGTTTGATATAGATGCGGCATTCTTAGAAAGTAAAGTAAATGAAGGACCTGGTAAAGGCTACTATATAAAGGTATCTGTTAGAGATGCTAAAAAAGCTTTAGCAATCCTAGATGATATGTATCGTAAGAAGTTTGATATTAATGGAAGTAATGTTTATTACTTTAAGGATGAGGATATTGCATATGATGCTATGATGGATTTATCCGCTGAAGATATTGAGATTGCTGATACTAATATTGAGGAATCATTAGATGAAAATGCTGATCCATGCTGGGATGATTATAAAATAGGATCTCCTAAAACAAAAATATCTTCTAAATCTGGTAAAAGAGTTAATAACTGCGTTCCTAAAGATGAATCAGTAGTTAATGAAGCAACTGATATTAATGATCCAGTTCTTATGGCATTCAGACGTACTCGAGCAATAATGGAATTACCTAAATTTAAACCAGCTGAAGTAAAATCACGTAGAATTAGTTTTGATAAGTATATGGATTTATTAGATTCACAAACAGATATAGCCCAGGACATTAAAGATAAGGCTGAAGAAATGGCTCAAACATTTAGAGACATGGAACAAGAAGCTGAACCAGAAGGTGGGGTGATGGCAGACAAATATGGTTCTATTATGATGAATCAAGAAAAGGAATATACTCAGTTAAAAGCTAAGAAAGCAAAAATTGATGCTAGAGTTGAAAAATATAAAATGAATTAATTATGAAGCACTTTAAAACATATACAGACTTTATTAACGAAGCAAAAGGTTGGAATGATATTGCAAGAGTAATGGATGCAGGATTAAAGAAAGCTATAAAATCAGGTAGTGTACCATTAAAGTATGCTAAAGATTATGTTAAGTCATTAGAAAGAATGTCAAAAAGAAATACTAAAAAGTTCTTTGATGAATACGGAGATTTTACTGAAGCTGACTTTATAGAAGATGTAGAATATAATATAGCTAATGAATCTATGAATGAAGAATTCAAAGTTCATATGATGTATGATCCAAAAACAGGAAAAGGTTATAAAGCAGAAAAACTAGAAGATCATGAAAGAATGAGTAAACTAGGCTATGTTCATGATAAACCTAAGGATGATGATATTACAGAATCTGCAATGGGTGAAATTGATATAATGGCTAAAGAAGCTAAAAATCTAAAAGAGTTCACAAAGGAAATGTTTGCTGAATTTAAAAATCTACCAAAAAAGCCAGATACTTTAAAGTGGATAGAGGAATTATATAACAGTGCAATTAATGAGGCAGAAAAAGCTGAAGGTGATCGAAGTAAATTGTCAGCTGACATTGAAAAAGCATTAAAGGATAAGGCTACTGAAAGTGGCGTACCTATTGGACTATTAAGATTAGTAATGAGAAGAGGGCTAGATGCTTGGAATAGTAGTCACCGTGCAGGTGTACCACAGGTTGCTTGGGGTTATGCTCGAGTAAATGCATTCTTAGAAAAAGGTAAAGGTACTTGGGGTAAGGCTGATGCTGATATTGCTAAAGAAGTTAGAGATGAAGGTAAGGCTGATAAACTACCAATTAAAAATCCTTCAGAATTTACAAAGAAAGAAAGAGAAGCATAATGAAATTTATAAAAGACTTTAAAGGTTTTGATAAAGTATCTGAAGAACTTAAATATCATGTAGATAATGGTATAGGTTTAGATGACACTGTTTTTCGCTTAGGCTCCGATGCACATGGTAAATTGTTTGAAGAAGCAAAAGAGTATTGGGATAAAGGAAATATGGTATTAAATGGAAAAAGTGGCTTCATGGCTAAAAACCTTGAGGTTGGAACTAAAGCCATATATAAAGATCGTAAATCAGGTAGAACTAAGAAAGTTAAACTTGATTCACCAGAAAGAGGTGGCAATAAAAAGTTTATTGTTTATCGTAATAGTGGAAGAACCGACAAAGAAACTGGATCAATCGTAGCTAAGAAAATTGAATGGGGAGATCCAGGATTATCTGTAAAGAATGATGACCCAGGTGCGTCTGCTAGTTTTTGGGCAAGACATCAATGTGATCAAAAGAAAAAGATGGATCCTAATAAAGCAGGGTTTTGGGCATGTTATGGTCCGAGTTTATTTGGAAAACAGTTAGGGTTAAAAAGTACTAATCCTTGGTAGAATATATAAAAAAAGAAATTACATTAAAATGAAACATATTAAGACAATTAATGAGAATGCTGATAGTATTAATGAAGGAAGAGCTGCAGCAAAGGTATTACTTAAATCCGTTATTAATGGTGATGCTAAAGATGTAGAAGGAATAAAGCTTTCTAAGGAAATGGCTGAGGCTTATTTAGCTTGGTTGGAACAATCAACATACGGTAAGAAGTTCGGTAAATTACCTTTTAATATGTTATTTGATGCTTCTTTTAATTGGGGTATTCAAAGATATGCTAAAGGTAAATTAGCAAAAGAATTAAAAGACATTAAGGCAAAGTATAAAACTGTTAGAGAAGATGCTGAGGATGTTAATGAATCTGCAAGTTCAGAAGAAAAAAGAATTGCAACTAGAGCAATGAGATCAATTGCTAAATATATGAATGTTGATATGGAAAGAGCTGCACAGTATCTTCTTAACGCAGCTGAAGATGTTCAAAGAGATGTCAAAAAAGGTAAAATAAAATAAGATATGAAATATTTTAAAACATATGCTACTTATATAAACGAAGAGCTTAGTGGTCATGCTAAAAAGATGAAGGAAGACGGTCTTAGTGATGATGAAATTAAGAAAATGCATCCTGAGGTAACGGATGAAGATTTAAATGAAGCAAAGAAATTTAAAGCAGGTGATATGTGGTCAAAGACTTTTGATTACGGTGGTATGCTAGCAGCAGGCTTAAAGGTTAATGTTAATACACCTATTGGTGAACTTAATAAATTATTTGATTCGTTTACTGATGTAAATTATCACAGAGAAGCAAAAGACTTATTAGATGCAATTGATAAGATTGAAAGTGGCGATAAAAAAGCTGCTTCAAAACATATAGATATGTTTCATAAAGCATGCAAGGAAACTTTAAAGACAAATGAAGCAAGCAACGTTATGAAGGATCTTGAAAAGATAGGTGGTCAAATTGATTATCTTTCTGATGCTGATGACAAAACTAAAAAGATATGGAAAAAGGCAGGAGTTAATCCAGAAGATGATAATCAAATTATTATTTACTCATATGTTAATTCATGGCCTGAAACTAAAAAACTTTTAGATAAGTCAAAGGTTAAATATAAAGAATTAGAAGATCCTAATTCATCAGGTGAATCTTTTATTGTGTTTAGTGAATCATTAGTTACTGAAGCTAAAGTTAAGGTAACTAAAAAAGATATTAAAGATATAGAGGACTCTGGTAATATTGATATTGCATATAAAAAAGCAATGGAATTATTAAAAAGTTTAAGTGAATCAGTAGTTAATGAAGCTAAATTTGTAAAAGAATTTGATAAAGAAGTTTTAGATGCAAAAACAAAGAAAGAAGTTACAGAAGTTTATCCAAAAGCAAAATTTTATGTTGGTAAGTCGAATCATTTCTTTGGAGATCTAGAAGATAACTTATTTTTTAAGGCATATTATACAAAAGGACAAAAAGAATTTGAAATAAGGTCAGTATACTCTAAAAAAGGAAGTAACTATGTTTATTTATTTAATGAATCGTTAACTGAAGCTTATTCCGATGAACAGAGAATGGAATTAGCTGATAAAGGTTTTGCATTATCTGATGGGAGTTATCCTATTAAAGATTTAAAAGACCTTAAGAATGCTATTATGGCTTATGGCCGAGCAAAAGATCAATCAAGAACTGCTAAGTTTATCGTAAAGAGAGCAAAGGCATTAGGTGCTGAGGATTTAATTCCTGACACTGACGATTTTCAAAAATCACTTAAAGCATAATGAAAAATTTAAAAACATTAAAAGAATCTTTAGAATTAGCTACACAAGTGCCTGCTAAAACTATTGCTATAACAGAAGGAACTGATATAGGTTCATGGAACCAAGGTGGGCTTAAAGGTAATGAAAATGTTCAGGTAACTACTTTCGTTGGTCCTAAGGACATTGAGGATTTTGGTCTAGGTAGAAAATGTATGCAAATAACTGTAGGCAGAAGTTATGTATCATTAAATCCTGCTGACATCACAGAATTAAAAGATCTTCTTAAATCTTATAAAGTTTAATGGGTTGCGGTTGTAGTAACTGTAAATGTGGAAAAGAAAGCCACGAGGAACTCATTAAAGAAATAGAGGATCAAACAAAACCTTTTACTGAAGAAGTTTATTCTAGTAATACTGTGCTTAGGCATTTTGATCCTACTGCATCTACTCATTTATTTAAATGGCATGCCGATGATGAAGATCGTTGGATAGAATCATTAAATGAAAACGATTGGGAATTTCAATTTGATAATGAATTGCCTATATCTATAGAGCCAGGAAAGATTATTCAAATTCCTACAGGCATAATACATCGCTTAATTAAAGGTACTTCAGAATTAAGCATGTCAATTAAATCTTAACTTAAACCATTTTTTATTTTTCAGTATAATTAATATACATTAATAACCTCTTTCAGAAAAGGGTATTCTTTGTTATATTTAAATTATACTAAATAAAATTATGGGAGAAATTTATCCAGAAGAAGAAGCACAACAAAGAAAACCAAGATATAAAAAGACAACTTTAATATTAGATACTTATGGTACTAATCTAAGTAAGTCGGCTATAGAGGGTAAGCTTGATCCAGTTATTGGACGAACTGATGAAATCCTAAGAGTGATTCAAATTCTAGGAAGGCGAAGAAAAAATAATCCTGTTTTAGTAGGCGAACCTGGTGTAGGTAAAACTGCAATAGTCGAAGGTTTAGCACTAAAAATGGTAGAGGGTAATGTTCCCATATCATTACAAGGAAAAGTCATATATACTTTAGAGTTATCAACTATCGTTGCAGGTACAAAATACCGAGGTCAATTTGAGGAAAGAATGAAAAGTATAGTTGATGAATTAATACTCAATCCACATATTATTATTTTTATTGATGAATTACATACCTTAGTAGGGGCAGGTGGTTCAACAGGATCATTAGATGCTTCTAATATTATTAAGCCTGCTTTAGCAAGAGGAGAAATTAGATGTATAGGTGCAACAACGTTTGATGAATTTAGAGAAAACATTGAAGAAGATGGTGCTTTAGATAGAAGATTTCAAAAAGTAGTAGTAGATCCACCATCGTTAGAAGAAACCATTGAAATACTTTCTAATATTAGACATAAGTATGAAGAGCATCATGGAGTATCATATTCAGATGATGTAATTAATCTTATTGTTAAATTAGCAGACCGTTATGTTATGGATCGTTTCTTTCCAGATAAAGCAGTTGATATTTTAGACGAGGTAGGATCTTACAAACATTTAACTAATATGAAGATTCCTCAAAAGATTAAAGCTTTAGAAGAAAAGTTAGTTGAAAAAGAAAATGCTAAAAGAAAGGCAGTATCAAGGCAATTATATGAAGTAGCTGCGAGAGAAAGAGATATGTGTTTAAATCTTAAAGAAAAAATTAAAACTGATCTTGCTGTATGGAAAACTGAAATGGCAGTTAATCAACTAGAAATATCTGAAGATGATGTATTAAAGGTTGTATCAAAAGCAACAGGTGTTCCAATAGAAAAAATATCTGATAAAGAAAATAAAAATTTACTAGGTCTTAATAAACATTTATCATCTAAGGTTATAGGGCAAGAAGAAGCTGTTAATAAAATAGCAGTAACAGTACAAAGAAACCGAGTAGGTATTAGAAAAAGAAACCGAACAATGGGTAACTTTATATTCTTAGGACCAACTGGTGTAGGTAAAACTCAATTAGCTAAAGAATTAACAGAATATTTATTTAATAGTGAAGATAATCTAATAAGAGTTGATATGTCTGAATACATGGAATCTCATTCTACTTCAAAATTAATTGGAGCCCCTCCAGGATATGTAGGTTTTGAAGGTGGGGGTTTTTTAACAGAGCAGGTGAAAAGAAAACCACACTCTGTTATATTATTTGATGAAGTAGAGAAAGCTCATCCAGATGTATTTAATGTACTTCTACAGATGTTAGATGATGGGCAGTTAACTGATTCATTAGGCAGGACTGTTGATTTTAGAAATTGTTTAGTAATACTTACATCAAACACAGGGTCTAGAAAATTAGAAGATTTTGGACAAGGCATTGGTTTTGAAAGCTCTACTAAAATGGTTAATCAAGTTGAAGAAGAAAAATCTATGTTAAGAAAGGCTCTTAAAAATAAATTCTCACCAGAGTTTTTAAATAGAATTGATGAAATAGTAGTATTTAACAGATTAACAGAAGATAATGTAATGGAAATTTTAACTAAGGAATGTAAAGAACTTGCATTAAACTTAACAGAGGTTGGTAATTATATTTTTAAAATATCTAAAGGTGCTAAAACAATAATTTTAAATCAAGGTTATGATCCTAAGTTTGGGGCAAGACCATTACGTAGAACTGTTGAGAGATTAATTGAAAACAAAGTATCTGAATTAATTCTTAAAGGTGAATTAAAAGAAGGCGGTACTATTAATGTTAAAAGTACAAAAGGTGAATTAATAATTGATATAACAAATATAAAAGAATAATGAATTACGGAAAAGAATTTGAAAAATATGCAATGAGTGATCATGGTCTTAGCTCATCAAACATGCATTATGCTAAACAACAATTAGAAAACTCAATGACTCCTTATATTTTAGAGGAAAGACCAATGAGAGCAACACAAATGGATATATTTTCAAGATTAATGATGGATAGGTTACTTTGGGTAGCTGGGCCAGTTAATGATAATATGTCAACAATTGTGCAAGCTCAATTAATGTTTTTAGATAATGTAGAAAAGAAAGATATTACAATGCATATTGATTCCCCAGGAGGTTCAGTAAAATCAGGACTTTCTATGGTAGATGTAATGGATTATATTAAATCTGATATCAGAACTGTTAATACAGGAATGGCTGCATCTATGGGATCTGTGTTATTAGGAGCAGGAACTAAAGGTAAAAGAAGTTCATTAAAACATTCAACTACAATGTTACATCAATCATCAGGTGGTTTTAGTGGAAATATACAAGATGCTGAAATTGATTGGCAACAATGGCAAAATGTAAATAAAGAATTATTTGTATTGTTAGGTAAGTATTGTGGTAAAAAACCAGAAAAAGTAGCAAAAGATGCAACTAGAGATTTTTGGTTAAATGCAGAAGAAGCCTTAAAGTACGGAATTATTGATGAGATTATTGGGGCTAAATAAATAATAAAATTGATTATGAAAATTTGCAAATTCATTACATCTGTAAACAGACCTGAATATTTAATACCAACATTAACTTCAGCTACTAAATTTATTGATTGGGGAGATCATGAAGTTGATGGTATTTTTATTGACGATATGCCTACTGATAGAAATGATAACGAAATAACTAAACTCGCAAGAGAAAATGGTTATAATCATATAGTTTTACATAAAGAAAATAAAGGTCTTTCATATACATGGGAAGAGGTTCATAAGATTATTCAATCAATGGGTAAAGATTATGATTTTATATGGCAACAAGAAGATGATATTATAATAGACAAGCATGTTAAAATAGATGATATGATTGAATATTTAAATACTAATGATACATGCTATCAAGTACAATTAGGAAGGCAAGCTGATTGGTATTATCCTGATCAAAAAGACAGGCAAAAGAAAGAAGATGTCTTAATGAAAAATTGGAAAAATTTTACAGTAAGTACATATTTATCACATGCATTTTCTGGATCTTATTCATTAACCAAAGCAAAAGAATTGTTTGAAGCAATGCACATGTGGAAGAATGGCGAACTAAGACCATTAAATGATAATGGACCTTATACATTCTGTGAAGGTTATTTATACCAAACTATGACATCTTATGCATTACATAAAAATAATCATGATCATTGGGGTTTTAGTTTTTATGATAATAATAAAGATATAATTACAAAACATATTGGTGAATGGACTTGGGGTGCAAGGGTTTCGAAAGAATATGTTGAAAATTCATTAAGTCAATTAGATGGTGAAACTGATGGTATGAAATGGAGAATAGAAAGAATTAAAGAAATGATTGAAAACCCAACAGTTAAGATAGATTCTCGCGGTTGGGGTAAACTTAATAACTAATAAAATACTATATGAAAATATTAATTTGGATTAAAAGAGAAGAAGCCGTTACTGGATCTATAACTAAATATTATACATACTTACCGTTTAATGAAAGTTATCAAGAATGGGTACAAGTAGAAATAACACAAGATGAATTTACACAATTGGAGGATGATGCTGCTATGAAAGAAAGATTAATGCAAGAAAGATAATGGAATCTATAGGAATCATAGCAGGAAATTTTGATATACTTCATCCAGGTTATATTAAAATGTTTAATGAAATGAATACTTTTGTAGAAAAGATACATGTATTATTACACATTGATCCTAGTTTGGATAGACCAGAAAAAATAAAGCCAATATTAAGTGTTTTAGATAGAACAGAAATGCTATTAGCATTAAAAGGTGTTTATAAGGTTTCTACTTATAATAATGAAAATGATTTAAATAAATTAATACTAAAAGTAAATCCTAATATTAGATTTTTAGGTGATGATTATATTAATAGAACCGATTACACTGGTTATTCATTACCTCCAAAAATTATATTCTTAAATAGAGATCATGGCTGGAGTACTACTAAATTTAAACAAATGATTAAAGCAACCATATAAATATTATATATGAATAAAGAAAATAGAATAAAATTAGCAGATAAAATATCATTTAGATTATTAGCTACCCGTGAGCACGAAGATCATTCTTGGTTAGTTAATATTTTAAAAGTAAAAAAGGAAAAGACTACAGGATCTATAAAAAGATTTTTTAAGTTTTTCTTAATTTGGTATAGTCAACAAATGGCAATACCTTTTTGGATTATCGGTCATGTACATTTACATTTTAATACTTGGCATGATCTTTATGAATACGGATTATCAATATTTTTACATTTAATGGTAGGTGTTGGTTTTTGGATAGATTGGAAGCAAAGTAATAAAAAGCAATAATATGAGAATACATATACTAGGAGTACCAAGAAATGCATCAACCCCAGAAATAGCAATGGATCCTTATGCAATGGTAAGTTATTATTTAACTACATTTTTACATAGGAATAAACATGAGGTTCATTATTATGGATTTAAAGAGTCAACAGTAGAATGCACCAAAAAATGGGTATGTGGTGATATTAATCATCATAAGAAATATAATGTAACAGAATTTGAAAAGACTCATTGGTTTGAAAGCCATGTAGGTAATGAAATAATGTTTCAAAAAGCAACAGATTATATTTTAAAAAATTATAAAAGTGGTGATGTTATTATATCATTATGGTCTCCTCAGATTGATTTTCTTGTTTTAGGTTTTAAAGGTACAGGAATAAATCCTTTAATAGTAGATGGTCATATTGGCCATCAGCATCCAAATAAAAATACAGCTTATCATGTTTTTGCATCTCATGCTAATAGGCATTACTGTTACGGTAAACATGAGGGTGGTAGTATAAATAGAGATAATTATTGGCATGATGCTGCAATTGCACCAATAGCTAATACTGTAGATAATTTTAAGTATACAGAAAAGAAAAAAGATTATTTCTTATTTATGGCCAGATTATCAGAAGGTAAAGGTTTAGGTATATTTTTACAATTGGCTGCTCATTTTCCTAAAAAGAAATTTATATTAGCTGGTCAAGGTGAATATAATTATGAATTACCACCTAATGTTGAATTTGTTGGTTTATTAAATCCAAAGGAACGAAAGAAATATTTAGCAAATGCTAAAGCTGTAATTTCTCCATCACATTATCCTGAGCCATTTGGTTTAACAGCAGTTGAGGCAGGTTTATCAGGAACTCCTATAATTTCAACAGATCATGGAGGTTATACTGAAACGGTAGTAACTGATTATAATGGATTTAGGTGTTCTTATTTTAATGATTTTGTAATGGCTATTAATAATATTGATACTATAAAACCTGAAGATTGTAGAAAACACGCAGAAAAGTTTTCAGCTGAGTCTTTAATAAAAGAATGGGAAACGTATTTACATAGAATTAACAGAAGTGGATTTTATACATTAGATTAAAAGATATGGATTTAAGAATAACAAAAATATTAGAAAAAGAAAAGATTAGACAATCAGATACAATTGAACTGATAGCAAGTGAAAATTTTGCAAGTGAAGATGTAATGGAGTTAGCAGGATCTATATTAACCAATAAGTACGCAGAAGGGTATCCAGGTAAGAGATATTATAATGGCTGTGAGCATATGGATGAAATAGAAACTCTTGCAATAGAACAGCTGAAGGAATTATATAATGCCAACTTTGCTAATGTTCAGCCTCATTGTGGAGCAAATGCTAATACGGCAGTCTACCAAGCATTCCTAAAACCTGGAGATAAAATACTTGGAATGGATTTAGCAAGCGGTGGTCATTTATCACATGGTAGTAAACCTAATATATCTGGTAAAGTTTATGATGCGTATTCTTATGGGGTAGATGAAAATGGATTGTTAGATTATAATGAAATAAGAAAGATAGCAATTAAGGTACAACCTAAGATGATTGTAGCAGGAGCAAGTGCTTATCCAAGAATCATAAATTGGAAAGAATTCAGAGATATAGCAGATAGTGTAGGAGCATTACTGTTAGTAGACATGGCACATTATTCAGGATTGATAGCAGGAAATACGTACCCTTCACCAATACCTTATGCAGATGTAGTTACATCTACAACACATAAAACTCTAAGAGGACCTAGAGGAGGTATTATATTATGGAACAATTCAGATTACACTAAGCGTATAAATAGTTCTATTTTCCCAGGTACACAAGGAGGCCCTTTAATGCATATCATAGCAGCAAAGGCTCAATGTTTTATTGAAGCAAATACAGATGAGTTTAAAGAATATACTCGCAATGTAATAGAAAATGCTAAAGCAATGTGTGATGTATTCGTAAAGAATGGAGTTTCAGTACAAACTGATGGAACTGATAGTCATATAATATTAATGGATTTATCAAATAGTCAACATAGCGGTAGGGAGTTTGCAGATATATTAGAAGACAATGGAATCACTGTTAATAAAAATGGTATACCTAATGACCCTCGTAGTTTTATAGAAACAAGTGGAATCCGTATAGGAACAGCGGCAGAAACTACTCGAGGTAGAGATAAGAAATGGTTTAAGGACCTTGCTCAAAAAATATGTATGTTTCTCCACTTATCTAAAATTGTCCATAAAAGACCATTTTAAAAATAATTAAATTTTCTTTCAGAACCTATCATAATTTGTTATAATTAAATTAAATACCGATATATGAACAAAGACACTCAATTAGGTTACTGCTGTATTAATTTAGAACTCCGACCAATTCCTATCACTGTTAATAGAACATGTAGGAAAGCAACATTTCAATCAGGTGGCATTGCACATGTAAGCAACCTTGCATTACAAAACATGCGTGATCTTGTGGAGATTATTAAATGGAATGAAAAGAATGGATTTAAGGTTTACCGCATGTCTTCAAACATGATACCTTGGATGTCAGAATATCAACTAAAAGATTTACCAGATTACAAGAAGATATGTACTGTTCTAAAAGGTGCAGGCAATCTTGCTCTTAAGTATGGCCAAAGGTTAAGTTTTCATCCAGGACCTTTTAATGTTTTAGGATCACCTAATCCTGTACTTGTAGAGAAAACTAAAAAAGAATTAAATCAATCGGCAGAGATAATGGATATTATGGGATTACCACAATCTCAGAGATTTCCAATTAACATTCATTGTAATGGAGTCTATGGAGACAAGAAAGCTACTTTACAAAGATGGTCAGATAATTACAGAGACTTGTCAGTATCAGCAAGAAGTAGATTAGTTGTTGAGAATGATGATAAAGGTAGTATGTATTCTGTGAAAGATTTGTATTGGGGAATCTTTACAGAAGTAAAGGTACCTATTACTTTTGATTTTCATCACCATAGATTTAATGACGGTGGTTTATCTGAAGAGGATGCATTCGTTATGGCAAAAGAAACGTGGGAATATCATAATGTAAAACCATTATTCCATTATTCATCATGCCGAAGAACATTCGAAGAACCAGGTTGTAAAGCACAGGCACATGCTGATTATGTTTACGAAACGATCAATGATTATGGTCATGCGGTAGACATAGAAGTAGAAGCTAAGGCAAAAGAAAAAGCAATCCAAAAATATGTAAAAGATAAAGGTTCCTTACTAGAATCATATTTACCTTTTGATGTACATATCGACAATCAATTAGTATTAGAAGTTTAATTAAAAACAATGTTATGATTAAAATTATTAAAGAAAAACCAATTAAAAGCACAACATCAGTTGAAGGTATATTAATACAAGTTACTGGTGGCCAATGGTATGGAATTACTAGATTTAGACCTGCAAGAAACCCTTGGTTAGGTAGAGGTAGTAAATCAACCACAACAGGAAGAATGGAATTTACAAGCGGTAGTGAAACATTTCAACAAGCTTATAAAGAAAAACCAACCTTTGAAGAATTAAAAGAAACTTTAATGTCTGTATTAAATGGAGCTGAGCCTGTTAAATATAAAATCCATTATTAATGGGAACAATAATGGAAATGTTTGGCTGCCTATTTATTGTAGGTTTAAGTTTTGTTTTTCATTGTGTTGTTTGGGAAGATGATTGGGTTAAGAAGTGGTATTGGAAAGTATTAATAGGTGGCGGCATAATTGCAATATGCTTTGCAGCAGTATTAGGTTATTAAAAATGATTATACTATAATAATAAAAACATGGAGGGTTAGCCAAGTGGTAACGGCGCTATACCTTTTAAGGATTGAAAAGCAATGCTAGCTGCGCAAAGTAAATCTTAGGTATGGAAATCAGGGGTTCGATTCCCCTACCCACCAGCTCTTAAATAGGTTAACACCGAACAACGAGGCGTCAAATCTCACGCCTACAAACCGAAAGGTGGAGTTTAAGTGGAGTATTGTTAATAACTTTTGAAAATAATTAGAAATTTATGGCCAGAATTGTTAAAAATTGATTATATTTATATAATAATTAAAACAAACGGAAACTATGGAACATAAAATATTTGAAGTCGGTGGTTGTGTAAGGGACGAAATCTTAGGAGTCCATACAAAAGACATCGATTTTACTTTTGTATTAAGTAATACTGATATGACAGTAGAAGAAGGGTGGAACAGAATGCTATCTATCCTTGAATCTGACGGATTTAAAATATTCCTAAAAACACCAGACTGTTTTACTGTTAGGGCAATGTTTCCTAACGGACATGAACATGAAGGCTTAGTTGCTGATTTTGTTATGTCTAGGAAAGAAATAGGAGTTATACCTGGAACTAGAAAACCTATATTAGAATTAGGAACATTGGAGGATGACTTAATCCGAAGAGATTTTACTCTCAATGCCTTATGTAAAGATGAGAATGGTAATATCATAGATTTATTTAATGGAGTTGAAGATTTAAATAATAGAATTCTTAAGACTCCGTTACCTCCAATGAAAACATTAATGGATGATCCATTAAGAATGCTAAGAGGTTTAAGATTTTGCATCACTAAAGATTTTACTATTGATGATGAATTATGGAACTGTATGTTAGAGCCAGGTTTGTTATTTAAAATGAAAGATGTAGTTTCTCAAGAAAGAATCAGAGAAGAAGTTACTAAAATGTTTAAACATGATACTCTTAAGAGTTTAAATCTTTTAAGAACTATACCTGGATTGATGGAAGTTATATTAAAAGATGGAATGTGGTTAATGCCAACAACTAAAAAATAAGATATGAAAAAGAAGATTAAATTAGAAACTCATATGGGAATTGCATTTTCAACAATAGGTGGACAAAAATACTTATTTCCAGGATGGATCCCAGTAGAAGATCATATATCATTTGATGATGTAGAGGTTACTAATCCTTATGCAAATCAAAAATCAGAGACTTATACAATTACTGGATCAAGAGGCGATAAATATACTGTAACAAACCGAAGTGGCAAATTCTCATGTGATTGCCCTGCAGGTAAATTTCGTGGATCTTGTAAACATTCAACACAAGTCCAGAAAGAATTAAGCTTGGTTGAATAAATAAAGAAAAACAAATATTAATTATGATAAATTTTTCATACGGACTAGCTAAGACTGGTGGCGGAGCAGCAAGCGATTGGGCATTCGGAACTGATCTAGGAATAGCAACAAATGCGCAAAGGAATACTAGTATAACTCCACTAAGATCAGACGTTAAGACTGCAACAGTTACATCATTAGGTGTAGGATATTCTTCCACCCTAAACGGACCTATCCAATGTAGTGTTTCAGGTGGAACTGGAAATGGTGCAATTGTACAAATAGATACAACACCTACTGGTATTTTAATTGCTAATTCAGTAATTAACCCAACTGCTGGTTTTACAGCTTTTCAAAACGGTAGAATAATAGGTTATAATGTTGACAATTCAGCTTATTCTTTTGTAAGAGATACTGCAACCGGGGCAAACACTATTTCAGGAACAACTACAGCGCTTACGACTACTTCAAACGGAGGAGGAACTGGTGCTACAGTTTTATTAACAGTAACAAACGGATCTGTAACAAGAACTCAAATTAGCGGAGTAGGATCAGGATATGTAGCTGGTGAAATTATCAGTGTTTCTGTAGCTAATATGCAAGCAGCAATGAATGTATTAAATGGTGGTGCTACGGTAATTGCCGATAAGATAGATTTATTCATAACTGAAGCTAATATTACAAATGGGTTATTAAGAATAGTAAATGTATTAAACGGAGGTACTGGTTATACTGCTGCTGATGTATTAACATTACAAGAAATAGGAGGAGCAGAAACTGGAACAGCTACTATAACTGTAGCTACATTAGGACTTGGTTTAAGTTTAAACTCATCTCCAAATAATAGATATCCTAGAGCAGTTAAAACATCAACAGGAACACAGGCCGCTTCAAAAACAATTGAATTTGTTGGTTTGGATGATGTTAATGTTATTATAGGTGGATTTACTTCTGGTACAGTATTTCCTTTTAGCTTTAAACAAATTATAGATGCTGGTACTGATGCCGCATTAGGAGAGATTACTATTTTATATTAAAACAAAAAATAAATTTAAAAGATGGAAAAAGCAAAAGAATTATTTGGAAAAGTAGTAAGTTGGATTGACTCAAAAGGTTTCTCTGCTTTATTATCATTAGGTCTAGGTTTAGGTCTTTGGGTATTTGGTTATAAGATATATGCTGGAATTGCTTTTGGTGTATTCTTAACTAGAAACTGGGATCTACTCAGAGGATGGATAAAGAAATAATTTTAAAAGGAAAATCACCTCAGTTCATTTTTTGTTACTGGGATGATTATTCTATTTTACCAATAGAAAAGATTAAAGAAAAGATTAAAGAAAAGATTAAAACAAAGAAATTAAAATGAAATACATACAATCATTTAAATCAATTAATGAAGGTGATGATACTATAGGAGGTCTTAATAAAATGGCATCTACTGATTTAGAAAGAATCGCTGACTATGCTGATATGATTAAAGATAGAATGTCACAAGGACAACAATTAGATGCTTGGATGTATTCTAAAATTTCAGATTCAGTTAAAAACCTAAATTCAGTTCATGATACAATGGATGGTAATGATGGTGTTGTTGAAGCAAAATCATTCGGAGCTAAGGAGATAATGAAGGAATTAAAGAATAGCGGTGATTGGGGAGATTTAGCTGATCAGGTTTATATGAAATCAGGTAATATGGTATTTGTAGACACTTTTTTCTATGGAGAAGAAAGAGCTATGAAACAATTAGAAGATTCTTGGAAGAAAGGTGGTAACAATTATGATTATTGGAATAAAGAATATGGTGTTGATTTTAAAATAGTAGATACCTTTTCTGAAATAAAAGCACAAGGTAGACATAAAAAATTAACAAAGGATGGGATTGTTGGTGTTGTGTTAAAAGTTACTCCTGGTAAAATATCAGAATCAGTAGTTAATGAAGGTAAAGGTGCAGAGCAATATTTTGGCGATTTAAAATATAACTACACAAAATCATTACGCTATCTAGATAAAGATGAAAAAAAGGAATATAATAAATTAGCTAAAGATTTCTTTTCTAAAATATAAGAATCAGTTAAATAAAATTAAAGATAATGAAATACATTAAATTATTTGAAAAGTTTACTAAAGAATATCAAACTAAGATAGACCTTAAAGATTTTAAGAAAATCAAAAAAGGATCTATGATTCAGTATATGGGTGTTCCTGTTGAGGTTGTAGATAATAGCGGTTATGTATTAAAATTAAAAGATGATGACGGTAAAATCTTTGTAGTCAACAAAGGTCAATTTGATCATGGTGGAAGAATTAATGAAGCAAAAGACAATCTTTATTTACAGTTACATAAAAAATATGCTGAACAAATCAAAGGACTTAAAGCAAAGAAGATTAAGAAACTAACTGATTTGGTAAGTGTACAACGAAGGTCAATGGAAGAAAGAGAAGATTACTTCGATATGGATTCTAAGAAAAAGAAAGAACTTACAGCAGAATACGATGAAGAAAGAAAACTGTTTAAGAAATATATGGGTCGTGATTATTCAGTAATGTTACCTAAAGGAACAGAATCTCTCAGAGAAGCTTCATCTACTGATGGTGGGGATAAATCAAATGGTAATGCTCATCATGAAGACCATAAAGAAAAAAGCATAGCTCAGCATTGGAAAGATACATACGGAGAAGAATTTAGTTCAAAATATCCAGCCATTGGTAAAATGCTTAAACAGAGACCAGGTATGGATAAAAGAGAACTTAAAAGAATATGGGATGAAACTTATGGTGAAAACTTTGAGGAGCAATATCCTGCGCTATATAACAAATTAGATTAAAACCATGAAACATATTAAAACATTTGAAAAGATTAATGAGCTAAGATCCGATATGATATCTGGAACAAGCGGAAGAAGAATAGATTCTTTAGAAGATAAAAAATATGAATTAAAGAAAGATGTTAAAGGTGCTACGATTGGAAGCTTTTCAAATGTAACACTCCCTAAAGGAACTATTATTTATAATTTACCTGGCGGATTATTTGCCGATCATTTTTCTCTAAAGAATAAGTATTCGAGTAGATCATCACAAGGTCCACAGTATTTTGACAAGCCTGACTTTAAAGGTATAATGATTAGACAAATACCAGATGTCTTAGCTGCTATCGAAAAGAACAGTAAAGTTTTAGAATCAATTACTGAAGGAACATATAATTCAAAGAATCATATAGGATCTACTTCTGATGGGCAAGGTTCTAATGCCGAGATTTATAAAAAAGGAAAAGGGTATTATGTAGTTGTTAGTGGTGAAGCTGATTATGATTTTGATGCAAAGAATGATAAAGAGTTATTAAAAAAGTTAAAAGATAATGAATTTGATTCTACTGATATATTAGAATCGGTTAATGAAGCTAAAAGAGCTGGTCTTTCTAAAGAAGAAACTCTAAAAGTTGCACAGAAATTTGCAAAAGCTTTATCAAAAGTAGATGGTGTAAAGGTTACAGTTAGTAAAGGTCATGAAGAAGATTCATTTGATTTAGATTATGATGGTGAAGAATACGATGGTGGTTCATATAATATTAATGATGATGGTTCAGTAGTTAATATGGCAGTTAGACATCCTAAAACAAAAGTATCGCCAACTTATGGTAACATTAACGATGATGTTGCTACAATTGTAAAGACTATTAAGAAGTTACCTAAGATGTTAGGCGAAGGTACTGTTATTGATTTAAGATTAGTTAATGAAAATGTTAATGATGAAATTGAAATGGCATTAATGAATTGGTTAAATACTTTAGCTGATGGTGATGCTGTTAATATGTCAGATCTTTATTTAGACAACGGTATTCTTTTAGGAACTGTTGCCAAAGAAATAAAACAAGGAAGAGAACAGATTCAAGAATATTTTGAAATGTTTTTAAAGAAAAGCCCAATCGGAAGTATTGATACTTTTATTTTACAAAACTTTGGAGATGTTTGTATTTCTGATGGTACTTATACATTTGAAATTGACGGTGAAGGTGGTAACAGAGAATCAGTTGCAGCAAGATATACTTATGTATGGAAAAAAGAAAATGAAAAATGGATGATTGCAACACATCACTCATCAGTAAACCCTAAATAAGATGAAATATTTAAAAGACTTTGATTTAATAAATGAAGGAAGACCTATGTTCCAAGATACTCCTAATGAGTTAGCTTATTTAGATTTTAAAAAATGGGCATATAAGAACAGAGGTAAGATCAAAAAAGAACTTGCTGGTATTACAGATGGTACTAAATTATTCATTGCCTTAAGACAAGTGTGGATGGATTGGGCAAACAAGAATGCAAAAGAATGGAGTTATCTTCATTCAACTGATGTTGCAAGAAAAGATTTTGGCAGAGCTTTAGCTATAATGCTAAAAACAGATGATCTTATTATAAAAAAATCTGGTAATAAATTAATAGATTTAAAATAACATGAATAATATACCTACATTTAAAGAATTTAATAATAAAAGATTAATTAATGAAACGTATGATTTGTTAGAAGGTAGTGTAAGCTATGAAGATCTTAATGATGTTTTAAATGAAGGTATCTTTTCTTTTATTAAAGGTATCTTTATGAACCCAGGGCAAAAAAGAAAGCTAAGAAAGTTAGGAGATCAATTATTTAAAATAAAAGTTCAAATTCAAAAATTAGATATAGAACAAAATGATATTGACAAAGCTGAAGGAGAACTTAAATCTAAAGATTCTAATTATACAGCAGATCCTATAGTAGCAGTAGCAGTAAATGCAGAAGAAAAGAAAAAGCAAGCATTACAAAATAAAGAAGGTATTGTAATAGATCAAATGGATTCTGTTGCTGGGCAGAATGAAACTCTAACTAAATATGTTAATAAACTTAAATTGGAAGTTAGGATGAAAGCTAATGAAGCTACTATTAAAATAGCTGATGATGAAATGGAAAGAATTCTAAAAAAGATACAAAAGAAAGATGCTAAAGAAATTGAAAAACTGGATAAAGACTTGGGTGAAGCAGCCTAAAGAAGATCCTTATGATACTTGGTATCCTGATAGATAATGTATAAAGCTGGCTAATGCCGGCTTTTATTGTCTCTAAGTATAACCTTCATCTAAAAGAGAGATATCTAAATATATAGATACATACAACAAAGCTATTTTATGATGATAGCCCCTCCCTATCCTCTTTATACATTGTCTAAGCACTGCACTAATCATTAAAACTTAATACATTTTACATAAAACAAATTTCATTTATTACATATAATAATAAATTAAGTATACATGGATAACTTTATAGATCAAGCAATTTACAATTCTTATATGATAATTGCTGGAGAATTAACATTTGAACAAATCGTTGAAGATTGTGAAATAATATCGGAAGATTCAAAAGATCCTATGGATTCTATGACTTTTCCAGTTTTCTTTATACCTCCAGGTGAAGGCTATGATAATGAAGACTTAAATGAAATGATTAAATCATTTGAAGAAACAGAAGAATATGAAAAATGTTCTGTATTACTAAAATTAAAAAAATAAAAAGATGAAAACAAAAAAGCAAGAAATGAAAGATTTCCTATTAAATCATAAAGGAAATAAGTATAAAGCAAATAACATAGTAAGTTTATTATGGAAGTATGTAACAGGTAAAAAGAGTAAGTAATTATGTGGTGGATAATAGGAATAACAGCTGTATTTGTAGCTATGTTTATATTCATTGGGATATCATTATATCATGCACCTTTAATGCCTGAGGATTATGGACTAAAAGAAGAAGATATTTGGCCAGGTAATGAAATAACTAAAAAAGAAGATCCTAAATTAAAAGTAAAGGAAATAAAGAAAAATAAAAAAAGATCTTTTAATAAATCACAACCAGAATCTTTATTAAAATATTTACCACCAAATGATTATGAATTAGATAATTAATAATATGACATTAGTAGATTCAACATGGACATGTGGTTGCGGATCATTGAATTCAGGATACTTAACAAGCTGCCCTGATTGTGATGCAAGAAAAACACCTAACAATCTTATTATAAATTATAACCTAAAAGGTGGTGGTACATTATCACAAGTAGAAACTTTAATTAAAGCCTTTGCATATAATCCTCATTTATTACATAATCTAAAAACAAAAACATCATTAGAGATAAAAATATCAGAGTCTTTTCATATGAAGAATGTTACGACTGTTCTTAATTGGTGGGATTCTGTTTTAGATCAGGAGAATAATGAAAGTAGTGAAATATTTGAATTATCTGAAGCAAGCTTAAGATCTTTACCAAAAGCATATAATACTGAATGTGGAAATCATTTATTACCATCCCTTAACTTAATTAATAATGAATATGATATACAGCTTTTACCTAAATTAAGAGAAGTTTGTGGAGTATTATTTAATTGGAAATCTTCATTGATAGATGATGTAGATTATCATTATAAAAAATGGGCTTTGGATTCTAATACATTAGCTGTTCATCTAAGAACAACTGATATGAATGGATTACATAGTTGGTGGGGTACGGCTACTTTAGATGATTATGTGACTTTAATTAATAAAGCTATTAAAGAAAATCCAAATATTAATAAAATATTTATAGCTAGTGATTCAACGAAAGACATTAAATATTTAAATACAATTAATAACTTACCTCCTATACATTCTTTTAATATTTCAAGATTAGATAGTATTGAATTAGATTCATATTCTCAGCAATTAAAAAATTGGAGTGATCCTAATAATGGCTATGAAGTATTAAGAGATGTTCATATGCTTGCTAGGCTTCCTATTTTTATAGGCAGAATAAGCTCTGTTACAAATGTGGCTATTATATTAAATAAAAATATAAAAAAATACTATTGTATTAATGAACATAGTAATGATCATACTGACTTAGAAAATACCAGAAGAACAGTAGTAACCAAATATTTTCCACCTATAGGCATAACCTTAAATAATGACCAATTAGAAAAATACATAAAGATAAAATAATGCCAACTAAAAAGATAAGAAAAGAATTTAAAGAAGCAAACCGAAAAGAAATACGCTATGCCGTAATGGAGAATTTCTTTTTTGGTTTAAGTGGAGCTGTGATAGTTCCATTTATTGCATTAAGAATGGATATTGCAGTACTTATAGGTTATATGATACATTATTTTTATATTAGTAAAGTTATAAACAGACCTAAGTATACAACAAGTTTAGCTAAATTTATTTTATTTCCAATACCAACTGCCTTAGGTGGCTTTGTAGGATATAAGATTGCATATTTTATTTCACAATACTTAACAGAATACATTCAATAATAACTAAAATTTGTTATAATTATATTAAATACTAAATATGATAGAAGATAAAGATTTTACGATAGATGAAAGATACCAAGAACTCTTACAAACAATTTTAGATTTTGGTAAAGAAAAGAAAGATAGAACTGGAACTGGTACAAAATCAATATTCGGATATACAATAAGACATGATATGACTCAAGGATTTCCTTTGTTAACTACAAAGAAGATGGCTTATAAGTCAATGATAACAGAATTAAAATGGTTCTTAAGAGGAGATACAAATATTAAGTACTTACAAGAAAATAATTGTAAAATATGGGATGGTGATTATGCTAAGAGTGGAAGAACTGATGGTGACCTAGGTCCTATATATGGAAAGCAGTGGAGAAATTGGAACGGTGTAGATCAAATTCAGGATTTATTAATACAGCTTGAAAATAACCCAGACTCAAGACGATTAATGGTAAATGCTTGGAATGTTAATGATTTAAATAAAATGACACTACCTCCTTGCCATTATGGATTTCAAATTTACACAACTGAATTAACTCTAAAAGAAAGACAAGAAGAATTTTGTCATAAGTTAGGTAAGAGCATACATTTTGCAAAAAACTTAGAACACGACTTTTTAGATAAAGATAATGTTCCTAAAAGAAAAATATCATTAATGTGGAATCAAAGATCCGTTGATGTATTTTTAGGATTGCCTTTTAATATTGCAAGCTATGCATTACTCCTTGAGTTAATAGGAAAAGAAGCAAACATGGTACCTGATCAGCTAATTGGTAATTTAGGAGATACTCATTTATACCTTAATCATTTAGAACAAGCAAAGGAACAACTTAAAAGAGATCCTATAATGTTACCAGAAATAGAAGTAAGTAAAGTAGATATATTAAATGGAAAGTTTGATTATGACCTAATAGGTTATGAAAGTCATCCAAGCATTAAAGCACCTTTAAGTAATTAGAAAATGATTAAACCTATTATACATGGCGGTTGGGGTATGCACATTGGGGAATTACCTGTAGCAGTAGAAATTTATTGTGATAAGGCTATGCCAACTCAAACTAACATTAATAATAATTTAAAAATATTATGGGTAAATGAACCTAAAGAAATATTTCCACATTTGCAACAACATGTTATTGTTAACAGTCATGCTTATGATTTTATTTTTACATCAGATCCAACATTATTAAGTTTAGGCAAATCTAATATTAAACATTATATGATGTTTCATTGTTGGAACATTCCTTTAGCAAAAGATTGTGGTGGTATATTTAAAAAAGAATTTAATGTATCAACCGTTGTTGGTGATAAAGAAATGTTACCAGGCCACTTGTTAAGAAAGGACTTATGGAAAAGACAAAAAGAAATAACTATTCCTAAAAAGTTTTATGCAAGTAGTAAAGGTAAGCTTATAGATAATGTTGATTCTTTAATGATCTTAGGTGATACTAAATATGAAATGTTTAATTCTCAATTTCATATTGCAATTGAAAATGTTTACAGAGATAACATGTTTACTGAAAAGCTTAATGATTGTATAGCAACTAAAACAGTTCCTATTTACTGGGGTTGCCCTAACATTGAAAATATCTATGATACAAGAGGAATGATAATGGTTAGTGATTTAGAAGACCTAATAAATAAGGTAAATAATATTACTGCTGATACTTATAACGAAATGAAACCTTATGTTGAAGAAAATTTCAAAATAGCTATGGCACTAGCTGAGGTACCAGCATTGCATAATGCTATATTAACAGAACTTAATAATAAAATTTAAAATTATGAAACTAAAAGATACAATTGGAGTATTTGAAAATGCATTTAGTAAAGATGAATGTGATGCTTTAATAAAAAGACACGAGGTCGCTATTAAAAGAGGTATGGCTTATGGTGGTATGTCTGGTGATGGGGGCGAAAATGAGAATAAAAAATCAACTGATTATAACATCTTACATCAACATAATGACGTAGATAACAAATTATCGGAAATGGTGTTAATTAAATTTAATCAATATATTGGTGAATATTTAACTAATGCACCTTATGCTGATACATTTTATCATAATAGGATTGTAAATGGTATAACAGACTATCCACTACTACAAATGCAAAAGTATGATAAAAATGAAGGACATTATAATACTTGGCATGTTGAAAAGGAACACCTAGCATCTGCTCAAAGAATGTTTGTTTTAATATTATACTTAAACGATGTTGAAGAAGGCGGTGAAACTGGATTTTTATTTAAAGAAGAAGGTGAAGATGATTTTTATAAAGTAAAACCTAAAGTCGGTAAGTTAATCATTCATCCATGTAGTTGGCCGTATGTTCATAAAGGATATACACCAGAATCAGATGACAAATATATTTTAACAACTTGGCTAGAGTACGTTCAATAGTTAACAATGGGTAAGAAGAAGTTTAAACATTTAGTAGTAATAGGGCATCCTGATAGAGAATCATTTTGTTATAATGGAATATTCAAAACCATTACAAAAGAACTTGAAGATAACAATGAAACCTTTGAGGTTATCGATGTGTATGAGGATAAGTTACATAGAAACAGAGAAGAGTTAATCGAAGAATATAAGAAACTAATTACTTGGTCAACTCATATTTACTTTGTATCACCAGTATGGTGGTTTAGGATGACACCAAAGATGGAAACGTTTTTTGATGAGGTTCTCACACCAGGTTTTGCATATAAGTTTGTACCGATAAAAGGGATGTATGCTTACCCAAAACCATTTTTAAAAGACAAGAAGGTTAGAACATATATAACACACGGTGCACCTATGTTACCAGTCATTACATTATATTTTAACTCAGTTAAGTTACGATTAGTAATGGGAGTGTATTCATTTGTGTTTGGGTGGAAGCTAAGTAGATGGAGAAAAACAAAACAATTCTGGTCTGTACCCTTTGTATCACATGAAAAACGACAGAAGTATTTAAGAGTAGTGGAAAAAGATATACGAAAAGATTTAAAGAAATGAAAAAGATTAGGATCATAGAAAGAGATAGGCAATTAACCACATGGGAGCGTTTAGCTACAAGAATTGGTTATTTAGGAGCAGGTTTATTAATAGCAGGGCAATGGACACTGGAGCCTGTATTATTTGTAATAGGATTTACTTGTGTTACAATACAAGTTTCAGTTAGAAAGCAATGGAACTTAGTTGTTCTACAATTAAATGGATTAATCGCATGGACTGTTCATTTCATTAATAGCCTATCAACAGCATGAGATTTAGAACTGGTAAATATGCAGGGATGACATTAGATCATGTTAGAACGATAGCTCCGTGGTACATACAATGGGTACGTGAAAATAGACCAGAGATGTTAAAAGAGCGTACACCTAGTAAACCAAAGATTAAGAGTAAACCTAAGAATGAATTTGCAGCAGAAAAACCTGCACCATATCTTGCTTCATTAGAAGAAGCATTTGGAGTTAACATTCCAATTAATGATTAAATTAAAACCTGAAGACTATCAGCAAATGGTAGATAGGATTAAAGTAATAAGTAATGTAGTAGACAATAATCTTCAGCAACACCCTGTTGCTAAAATACATACTAACATTAAAGACCACATATCAGCAGCCGTTGATGAATTATATAAAGCAGCAGAGCTAGTTAAGAAAAATTGTTAAAAAATTGTTAAATTGTTAATAACTATATAAAATAATACGAAAGTATGGCCGGAATCGTTTAGAATTGATTATATTTAAATATAATTTAAAAACGGAAAAATGGCAATTATTGATACCTGGAACAAAAAAGAATTTTTACAAGTAATGTCTGATGTATATAAAGATGCATTTGGTGTAAGACCTAATTACCTTGAGTTTAACAAATGGAGTTTAGAACAACTTAAAGAAGAATTCTTAATACTATGTCAAATAGCAGCTGATAATGAACAGCAAGAAAGAGAACAATAAATTGTTAATAACTTTTTAAAAAAAACAAGAATTTATAGTACAAAACCTAAGAAATAGTATTATATTTAAATATAATTTAAAAAACGGAAAAACATGCAAATTACAGAACACAGATCAGAATTAGGAAACGGATTTTCAATCACTCAACAAGTAAAAGGTAAGCAATACAAATTTCATGCTCATAACCACGGATTATGCTGGGATAAAGAATATGACTATCAAGTTATTACAAAATGCCAGGCTGGGTTTTTTACTGTATCAACTGGTAAATCTAAATTAAGTCATATTGTTACAGGTTATAAAACAAATAAGTTACATACTGTACAACTTAAAAATGATCATGGTAATTATACACTAACTGCTCTTGCAATGAAAGGTGGTAAGTTCTATATAATAGATAAAGAAATCCTAGAATGTTTAACTGTCGGAGATGTTCATAGTAATTTTCCTGCAATGGCTGATCATAATCATTGGAAAAACATCGGTTCTAAAACATGGGCAGATCCGGCATACGGAATGTTAGTTAACTCTACAGTAGAATTTCAAAATTGTTAATAACTTTTTGAAAATAACTACAAAAGTATGGCCTGGATAGGATAAAATTGATTATATTTATATTAATAATAACAATAACAAAAACGGAAACATTATGAACAACGCATTTGAAACTAAAGCAAACTACAAGGAGTCAGTAACAGTATTAAGAACTCAGATTAAATCTCTGAAAAGTTTGGTTAAGTTAGATAAGGCACAACGTGCAACTATCAAACCTATTATAGATGAAAAGGTAAATATGCTGAAGTACATATCAGGATTGAAAACTTGGAACTTTGGTTTTGAAAGTGGCGGTTGGAATTCTAATGTTGCTAAGACCAAAGAAGAATCAATTAAGAAGGCAAAGAAAATGTATAACGCGAGTAAGTATACTCAGGTTTCTGAAACTAGTTTCCGAGTTGCTACTAAAGCTGATACAGCAAACTTATTATCGCTGTTTCATTAATTGTTAATAACTTTTTAAAAATAACTAATATTTATAGTTCAGAATCACAATAAATTGATTATATTTATAATATAATTAAAAAACGGAAATCAAATGAAAAAAGTACAAAAAATCAAATCAAGGCTAACTCAGATTAGCAATGTAAAATACGAAAAGGGTTTATTCGAGGCTCACAAAACAAATACTCCATTAGACGGATTATTTAGTATCGATGGCGGAGTTCCAAAAGCAACTAACTGGATGGTAGTTGGAGATCCTGGTGTTGGTAAATCTACAGTAACACTAGATATTATTGCAAATGCAAAAAAGACTGGATCTAAAGTACTATTCATTTCAGCTGAGATGAACCAGGTGGATCTTTACCTTTATGTTAAAAGATATCCTAAGTTCGGAGAATTAGATATATTCTTTCCACAAGAAATAGAAGATAATGAATGTCCGAAACAAGTCCTAGAAGAAATCCTAGATGAAGGGTATGATATTGTTCTAACTGATTCCTTTATTGAATTACAAGAAACAATCCGAGAATCAGGCAGAATGACCAGAAACAGTTCTGAGAAATACTTATTGGATTTAATGTACAAACATAATCTAGGAGCTAACAAAGGAAAACATTTTACTGCATTCCTTAATATACAACAAGTAAATAAAGGTGGTTCATTTGTAGGATCAAATAAACTGAAACATATGACTACTGGTATGATGGAGATAAGGTTCGTAGATGAAAGGGATCAAGAGGAAAGGTATGTTACCTTTAGTAAAAACCGTCGCGGTCATGTCGGGAAGCAAATGTACTTCGATCTCTCTGCTAGTGGTAATGTAACATATGATACTGAAAGGTTCAAAAAAGCTGAAGGATTAAAACAATTAAAGAAAGCTGAAAAAGAAAAGATTAAAAAATCAGGTTTACAATTCGATGCTCTATTCGGATTAGATAAAGATCAAGAAGAAGGTGAAACAACGAATAAATAAATTGTTAATAACTTTAGAAAAATAACTTATAATTATAGTTCAGAAACAGTAAAAATTGATTATATTTATACTATATTAATTAAACAAACAAAAACAAAACAGTAAAAATTATGAAAGAATTAACTACATTATCGCCAACTGCATTCCAAGCCCGTAAAGCTGAAGCCGTTAGGAACGAAGTAATGAGAAAAGAAATCAGTTTATCTGAGTTCAATGTAATCGACAATACTCATATCGAGGTTGACGGAGTAAAAATAGAATTAACCCAATTTGCCTTCAAAAGGTTATTAGGTAGGTTAAGAATACCAACGGCATTTGCTAAAAGGTTTGAATTAGGATTTGGTTCTGATGGACTAAAGCAATTAGTACAGATGATGAAAACAATGAAATCATCTAAGAATGATCAAACTGTAACTCTGTTGGTTGATCCAAGAGCAAAGAAAGTTACTAACATACTACCTGCAGGTTATGCAAGTATTAGTAATGAAGCATTCATTGATTTTGCTGAAGGGTATATCAATCAATATGGATTAGAAGTAAAAGACTTCGGATCGGATCCATCAGGTGGAGCTACTATTAACTGTGTATCTCCTAACTCTGTCTTTTCTGTTCCAGGAATGTCGGATGAAGTATTTAATACTGGTGTAACATTTAGAAATACACCAACTAGAGGATTAGAGGTATCACCTTATTTAAACCGATTGGTTTGTTCAAATGGTATGTCATCTACATCATTCTCTGAAACATACGGTTTACATGAACTAACTGATAAATCAATTAGAGAATTTAATGATCATATGATTAGCATGGCATCTACAGGATTCCAACCTGTAGGATTAGCTGACAAAATTAAATCTGCAAATGATACTGATGCAAGTATTGCTGAAGTACAACGCGCAATGTCCGCTATGTTATCAACTGATAAGAAAATTGATTTTGAATACATGCAAAGGTATCTACCAATTAACCGAGTTATGAAAGCATACTCTGATATTGGAGCTGAGCCATCTACATTTACTACAAAGCAATTACAAAATGCTAAATCAGGTTTATCAATCTGGGAAGTTGTAAACGGTATAACAAACTTTGCCTCTAACGATGAGAAATACAATATAGATGATCACAAAACTGGTAATCTAATGGTATCAGCTGGAAACCTTTTAATGAAAAAGAATTTTGATACTGAAGCATTAATCCAATTTGATCCATTTGCAACAACTGGGTTACTAACGGAAAATGAATCTGCTCGCCTTATGGGACAAGCATAAATACAAAGGATGAGGTTAGTAGTTTAGATTTCCGTTTATCTACTGATCAACAATCCACCGAAGGCATCTGGGTAACATTATCCAGGTGCCTTTTTTTGTTAACTAATATATACTAAAATGGATCCAAAGGAAAAAGACTACATCGACGATTACGACGAC